CGAAAGTACATTCCAATCAAATTGATATCAATGGGAATCAAAGCAGGAATCAAAGGTGCAGAGTACAGTATCACAGCAGTTCCGTTTGCACATTCAGGGTTCCAGGAGTCTGTAGCAGCCGTGCCAGCCAACTTTGAAGTAAAAGCAAGTACCCTTCAAGACTTCTTTAAAGATGATGCAACAGTTGATGCACGAGTCAAATCCAGTTTTAATCAAAGACAAGAAAGCCAGGCAAAGGCTGCAGAAGCTGCGGCCTCGGCGCAATCAGATGGAGCACAAACAAGAGAAAGTGATGTAGAAAAATCTAAAAAAGGTATTCTTGCACCCTCAGAGGAAGATTCTGGATACACTGTGGCAAGTTTTACATCAGCATATAATTCTTGGCAAGAACTCACTGTGAAAAATAACAATGCCACAGACTTTAATACCATCAGTGTTAAGTTCGACAAAGCGATCCTTGAAGCATTCAATGGCGAAGGTGGAAAAATTGTTGAAGAGAAAGCACAACAAAAAACACAAGTGGCAGAAAAAAATCCCACGGTTAAAAAAGAACGAGCACAAACAGTACAGGCTGATGCAGGCAAACCAACAGGACAACCTGATTTTAAAGTCAGTAAATGGAACGTCAGGGGCGGAGACAGCATTACGACCGTGATTAACAATGTAATGATAAATTCTAATTACATTCGCAAACAAGTGATCGATCCTACCAAAGGAGTGGAACAAAACGCCGAAGAACTGGGTAAAGAAGGCAAAGACCTACTTTGGTGGAAGATAATTCCGTCTGTGCAGATGCGAAAGTTTTGCACACAGACCAGTCGTTGGTACATGGATATCACATACAACGTGATATCGTATAAAGTGAACAATAGAACACATCCAAATGCTCCCAAGTCAATGCCCACCGGCTGGCACAAGGATTATCAGTATCTTTACACAGGACAGAACAATGACATCATTGATTTTTCAATTGAGTTTGACACAGCATTCTACACAGCCGTAAGTGTGGACCGAGGCAAGAATCAGAGCGTTACAACAACTCCTGGTAAAGAAGAAGATCGATTGAATGAACAGGCTCCCGGCAAAGGCGATGATAAAGCAGCACAAAGCGCAGTTACTCCAGCTAAGAAGGTGGCAGTGGGCGAACAAGCAAACATCACTGTCGGCGGCAATACGAAAAAAGATAGTAAAGCTGTGGCAGCAGCCAGTCTTGCGGCCCAACAGAACGGTGGCGGCGGTGCAGATCAATTGTCTGTGCGTTTGAAAATTGTAGGCGATCCACAGTTTATCAAACAAGATGATGTATACTACACACCGGCTGCACGAGAATATGTAGACGGAGAATCAGCATATGGGCAAGGATCTGTTGGCAGCGAAGATGGCTCTATTGCCATGGACGGCGGCGAAATTCATGTTCGCTTGAGCTGGAGAACACCAACAGACATAGATGAGGAAACCGGATTCATGAGACAAGATACTCGGTATACTACATCTGCATTCAGTGGAATATACCGAGTTATATCTGTTGAGAGTATTCTTACACAAGGTAAATTTGAGCAAACACTAGAACTAATACGATTGCCAGACCAACCAAATGACTATGGATCCAGTGGAAACAGTTCCGCAGACATACGAAAAGATGTGCCTCCTGCACTGTCTGCAAACAATAACAATGAAGGGTACAAAGCAGTTGACAGTAACAACGCATCAAACTCAGTTGAAGCACAAAAGACAAAGGTAATGACAGACCTTATGTCACAAAATAAAACCGCAGCTGGAGACGATAATTCAAATCGTGGCAAAGTAGAAGATGCAGCCGAAGTTGAAGAAAATGTTGATCCACAAACAAATAAACTTAAAGATGTAGTGCAAAATGGAGAAACCGAAGCAATAAGCGATCAAGCACCAGACAGTCCAACTGTAGCGACCGGTACAGTAGATACAGTAGATAACACCGCAGCCGAACCAGCACCTGTATCTGCAGCACCAGCTCCATCTGAGACAAAAGATCCATTGTTGGTTACTTACGAAAAAGCCGAAGAAGACCGCAAGGCAGCAGATGCCGCCTGGACCGCAGCACGGGGCTCGGTGTTCAGCAAGGAAAAACGTTTGAACGAGTTCATAAGTTACGGCGATGTTCCAGCAGAACGATTGGCACAGCAACAACAGTTAGTTAACGAGGCCAAAGCAGAAGCAGCTAGAACCAGACAAGTATATCAAGATTCTGTGGCCAAGTCTGAAGCTGCTTTGGAAGAGTTGGGAGCAGTACCGACCCCAGCAGCATCTGCCAACATACCTAGAGATCAGGTAGTATCAAATCCAAACTATACTTCTGTATATCAAGCGGCAATAGCAAATAATACTCCTCCATTGTTGGCTGCAAAACAAGCATCCGAAGCAGCAAAATCAGCAATCATACTAGGCAACTAATTCAAGGACCACCATGGCACAAGATAGAATATACAGTAGCAAGATTCCAAAGTCAGCAGACCCCAGTGCTGCTGCAAATGCCAACATCGATCCGGGTCCGTATGAAGCCCTGATCAAGAACGTGGTAGACACCACTCGTGCAGGCCGCCTGCAAGTTTGGATTCCAGAACTAGGCGCAGGAGATCAAGACGACCCTGCAAACTGGTATACTGTGAGCTATGCAAGTCCTTTTGCAGGCATGACCTACCAGCCCGATAATCTTAAAGGCGTTAAACTTAATAATTTTACATATGTACAACACACCTATGGATTTTTTGCAGTACCTCCTGATATTGGAAACGTAGTGCTTGTGACTTTTATCTCAGGTGATCCTGGTCGCGGCTATTGGTTTGCATGTACCATGAACAAACTTGGGTTTGGCATGATTCCTGCAATTGGTGGTGGCACAAAAGATAAAATGGATGTTGAGAGTCTGGCAGCTGATCTTGAAAAATCATTAACACCTGAATCCGTATGGCCATTGAGTGAGTTCAATGAAAATGATGGAGAAAATGTAACCGGAGATTTTATGACGGTTAAGAAACCTCCGCATGAATGGCAGGCCAGACGATATATCAAACAAGGTGTGGATCGTGATCCAGCCCGTGGCGCGGTCACCAGCTCTGCACAGCGTAATCTACCAAGTGCAGTGTTTGGGTGGAGTAGTCCGGGCCGTAAACTGTTGAATGATACAGCTGAGAATGAAACATTACAGGGAAAAATAGATTCCGGGGACATTGTAGAAGGAGATCTATTTAATCTAGGGCGCCGAGGCGGCCACCACATGGTCATGGACGACGGCGACTTCTACGGCAAAAGCCAGCTTATGAGATTCCGCACAGCAACAGGTCATCAGATACTCATGGATGATACCAACAGCAACATGCATATCATCAACAATGAAGGCACCTGCTGGATAGAGTTGGCTGGCAATGGACAGATGCATATTTTTACAGCCAAAGGATTTAACGTTCGCAGCCAAGGCGACATAAACTTTCATACTGATACCAACATGAATATACATGTTGGAAAAAAACTGCAGATATATGCAGGAGAACAGATTGATATCAATACCAAGGTGTTTAATCAACTGAGCACAGATCTAACCAAGATCTATGCATCTACTGTGCAAATTGGTGCCTCTAGTACTATGAATTTGTCAGCTGCTGGTGTTGGCAGTTTCAAGGCAGGAGAACTGTTGCAGTTCAGCGGAGGAAAGATACATCTTAATACCAGTCCTGCTCCCACAGTGGCTAAACCAACTCGGATTCCACAACTGTTGCATAACGATACCTCACTTAATTCAGCTACAGGACTTTGGGAAATACAAACAAATAAATTATCCAGCATTGTTGCAGTTGCACCCACTCACGAGCCATGGAAACGCGAAGGTGGTACCAGCGAATCTTCTGCTGTTGGAGGATAAAATGGCAAACGTAAATCAAACGCCCGAAACTATTCAATTGCTTGAAGAAGAAGAGTGTGTGCCCAGCAATGTGGTACGCAACAGTGCTGGATACCCGGTGTTAACTGCTGATGGTAGCTATAGAACGTCAGGAGAAGAGCAACTAGATCCAGGTCCACAAAGTGCAAGGTCGCAAGGACTCTATATTGGAAAAGATATACCAAAAAGTCTGTTGGTCAGTGAAAGCAACCCAGCTCCACCTGGTGGAGTAGGAAGACTAAACCAGCTGCGCACAAAAGCAGTTATGACTGTGATTGGCAAGGCAGTGAGCGGATTTAGTTATACCTTTGTTAGTGGAGCTCAGCAAGCTGGAAAATATCAACTTGATGCTGATATTCTAACATCACTAGGCTATGTGAAATCAGACTATTATGCTCTATACGGTCGCTCCACTATCACAAAAGACGGAGCATGGTCGGGACTAGATGGAGTTGATAATTTGCAAACCTGGAGTAGTAGCACAGGAATCCAGGAAAAAGCCATGTACAGATTATTAACCAAGCACTACGAAACTATGAACAATAATGGTGCTATAAAATCCATGGACAATCTATGCACTATTGCAGGCATGCTTTGTGTGGCACACATACTAGGTACAGGGGTTGGGACAGAAAAAAATCCAGGTGCAAAACGCTGGCGCGAAACTGGTGGTGGCCAGAACATAAACGGGTTCACAGGGACATATTTTTTTGCACTTGGTCGATACGCAATTGACGTCTTGGCCTCTAAATCATAACGAATAAATAACTAACTATGGCAATGTACAACGGTTTTAGCACATACAACAGGTTGAAAAAATTTAAAGTGACAGACTTTGAATTGGTTCAACAGGATATATTCAATCACTTTAACATACGTAAAGGTGAAAAGTTGATGAACCCAGAGTTTGGCACTATTATCTGGGGTATGTTATTTGAACCGTTTACTGATTCTGTGCGCAAGGCCATTACTAACGATGTAAAACGTATAGTTACATATGACCCACGAATTGCAGTAGACACTATACAGCTAGATGAATTTCAATCTGGTATTCAAATTACCATTACTTTAACGTACTTGGTTGAAAATAAAACTACCACACTTTCCTTTAATTTTGATCGAGATAGCCGCACACTATCGCAAGGCGTGTACGGCGCCAGCAACAATTAAAACACCATATTTTGCCAGTGAATAAATACATTGAAATGGATAAATTCACATGGCTGCTACCACAAGACAAACAAATTTACTAATACAGCAAGACTGGAAAAAAGTCTATCAGAGCTTTCAAAACGCTGATTTTCAAAGCTACGACTTTGAAACTCTGCGCAAAAGCATGATTGACTATCTGCGCACCTACTATCCAGAAGATTTTAACGATTTTTTAGAGAGCAGTGAGTATGTAGCACTCATTGATTTAATTGCGTTCCTAGGGCAAAGCCTAGCATTTCGCACTGATTTGAATGCTCGTGAAAATTTCCTAGACACCGCAGAACGTCGGGACAGTGTGTTGAAACTTGCGCGACTGATCAGCTATAACCCTAAAAGAAATATTGGTGCAAGCGGGCTATTAAAATTTGACAGCATAAGCTCAAGCGAAAATATATTTGATAGCAATGGTCTGAATCTCAGCAATATTTCTATATTTTGGAATGACTCAGGAAACGACAACTGGCAAGAGCAGTTTGCAATTATTTTAAATAGCGCAATGATTGATAGTCAAGTTGTTGGTAAGCCAGGCAATACAAAAACCATTGCAGGTGCTAGGACCGAAGAGTACAGCGCAAATCTATTACCTAACATTATTCCAGCCTTTAAGTTCCAGCAGAACATCGAAGGTACTGCAATGAATTTTGAAATCGTTTCTGCTACCAGCGTCAACCAAGAGTATCTATACGAAAAAGATCCTAACCCTAGTAAAATATTTAATTTCCTGTATCGTAATGATAACCTAGGAAACAACAGCAACAACACCGGGTGGTTTGTGTATTTTAAACAAGGTGATATAAACACAATTGACTTCACTGTGTCTGATAGTCTTCCTAACAGGATAGTATCTATTAATGTTGACAATATCAATAACACAGACCTTTGGCTGTTCAAACTAGACAGCGCAGGCACTCCCAGTGACAAATGGTCAGAAGTTCCTAACGTGGCAGGGTTTAACGTTATCTATAACACTGCGGTTGAAAGAAATATTTTTCAGGTGAACACCAGAGCAAATGATCAAATTGATCTAGTGTTTGGTGATGGTGCATTTGCAAACATACCAATTGGTACATTTAGATTGTTCTATAGGACCAGCAATGGATTTAACTATAAAATTAATCCTGAAGAAATGCAAAATGTAACAGTTCCAATTACCTACGTAAGTCGTAATGGTCGTGCTGAAACCCTGACTATCAAAGCAAGCCTACGCTATACTGTAAACAATGCCAACACTAGGGAAACCCTAGAAGAGATCAAAACCAAAGCACCGCAACAGTACTATACACAGAACCGTATGGTAACTGGAGAAGATTATAATATTCTACCATTTACTAAGTTTAGCAGTATACTAAAAATCAAAGCCACTAATCGTAACAGCAGTGGCGTAAGTAGATATCTTGATACCATTGATGTAACTGGAAAATACTCTAGTACTAATATCTTTGGCGAAGACGGAGTTTTGTACAAACAAGAAACAATCGAAGCGCAAGACTATATTCCGCCAACCTCTGGTGACATTGTGGGTAGTCTGTCTGAAGTGATCAATAATTCTTTATTGATAGATAATTTTGTACCGTTCAGTCAACTGATATACGATAAGTTACCTCGATACACCACAAGAGATATCACAGTCAATGGAACAATTTTTGATGCAGCCTGGACCCAGCTCACAACAGGGACCAATCAGTCTACAGGATTTTTTGCAACCAGTGTGAACTACAATGCGGCAACATTAACCGGAACATTTGCAACACCACTAAAAACTGGAACTGCATCATCAAATGCAATGCGATTTATACAAAAAGGTACAATTATAAAATTTAAGGCATCAGCTGAGATTTTAACAACTCCTAAATATTTTGATAAATCAAACGATATCCAGTCCGGTGCTCCTAACAAAACTGGTGACCGTACCTATATCTATGCCACTGTTGTAAAAGTAAACGGTGATGGTACAAATGGCGGCATCATAAAAAACAATGTCGAAGGTCCTATTACCCTTAGCACTTTTATTCCCGACGGGGCATGTATTGAAGAAATTATTCCTAAGTTTTATAACACTGTTCCAATTGATGTTCTTAGAACAACTGCAACATTAGTGAATGGAAGAAAAAACTTTGGTCTTAGGTTTGATCAATTAAATCAAACCTGGGCAGTAATTCAGCCGCAAAATTTAAAACTAACACAAATATTGAGTACATTGCTTGGTAATGGCATAGTGAATTCTGAATACAATGAAGCTACTTCGGGTAATACTACTGCAAGTAGTTTAGACAGTAGTTGGATAATTACATTTGTTAGTGGTGCATTTGGATACAAGATCTACTATCGCCAAACAAATTACATATTTGAAAGCAAAAGAGAAACAAAGTTTTACTTTGATCCTAAGGCCAGGGTCTACGATCCAAAATCTGCACAGGTAATAAGCGATCAAATTAAAATCCTAAGATCAAACTCTGCCGCGGACAGCACTGGTCCAATATACGATGATAAAATTTATTTCATCTATAGGATGATAATAGATGCAGATGGGTACGAAAATACCAGTAAGATATTATTGCAATTTCCAGACAGTAACCGAGATGGGGTTCCCGACAACCCTGATCTATTTGATGAAATTGTAGCACCGGCTGTGAATATTCAAAATAAAAAAATATTTTTTGAGAAGAGTTATAACAGCAATAATTATATTCAGTACAGCGTTGTCAATGATGGCATAGTTGAAACAGCATTTGCTTCACAAACAGATATTGTTGCGGTTTATAATCAGTACGACAATGGACAAGTTTTTTATGCATACGGCGAAAACTTATTTTATAGTCTGGTTGTTGCAACAGTGCAAGGTATACCGACTAGAACATTAACTTCGTCGGCAAACGGTGAATTTTATCGGTTGTTACCGGGTCGACAAGATTTGTACTTCCAATATAGACATACCAGTCCGGCCAACCGTCGAATCGATCCTAGCCCAAATAATATCATTGATCTGTTTATCTTGACCAAACAGTATGCAGCTGATTATCAGGCCTGGATACAAGATACATCAGGAAAGACCGTGCAGCCTGCAATTCCCACAACCGAAGATCTGCAATTAGAGTATGGTGAGCTTGAAAATTACAAAGCCATCAGCGATAGCCTGATACATTCAAGTGCAAGGTTTAAACCATTGTTTGGTGCAAAAGCAGATCCAGTGCTTCGTGCTACATTTAAAGTGGTAAAAAATCCTAACGTTGTGATCAGTGACAACGACGTAAAAATAGCAGTTATTTCTGCTGTCAACAAATACTTTGACATTGCCAATTGGGACTTTGGTGAAACATTCTTTTTCAGCGAGTTAAGCGCATATCTGCATAGCTCACTGACTCCAAAAATTTCCAGCATCATCATTGTTCCGACCAGTACTGGTCTGTCATTTGGTAACCTATATCAAATCAATGTTGAACCAGACGAAATAGTTGCCAGTGCCGCTACCGTGGATAATGTAGAAATAATTTCTGCTATTACGTCTGTACAACTCCTGTGATTTTTAAGACCTTAAATACTAGATAGACATTGAGAGAATAACATATATGGCTGCAATAAAAAGTATCAATTTCCTGCCAGAAATTTTCAAATCTGACGCAAACAGAAAATTTCTTGCTGCAACAGTCGATCAGCTGATCTCTGAACCAGATTTCAAACGAATCGACGGATACATTGGAAGAAAATTTGCTCCTAATTATCGTGCAGGCGACAAGTACGTTGAAGAACCTTCTGCCGACAGACAAAACTATCAACTTGAGCCAAGTTTAATAGTACAAGATACTGATGCAACAAAATCAGTGTTATTCTATTCCAACTATGTTGACCTACTGCAAAAAATCAAATACTACGGAGGATTGACAAATGATCATAGCCGCCTATTTCAAGGGGAAAGCTATAATTTCAATGGTATGTTTGATTTTGATAAGTTTGTTAACTTTAATCAATACTACTGGTTGCCCGACGGCCCACCTGAAGTTGCAGTTAGTGCAAATAGCAATATCAGTGTTTTAGATTTTATTGTGGTCAGAGATAGCACCCGTCAAGCATATACCATAACAGGATATGGCGGTGATGTAAATCCTATTGTTACCCTGGTTAAAGGAACAACATATACATTTAGACTCAATCAGCTTGGATATCCGTTCTGGATACAAACAGCACCGGGCGCCACTGGCTCTCGTTCGTCTGCGGCAGAAGTTCAAATAAGGTCAGTGTTTGGCGTAGCTAATAACGGCGATGACTTTGGTACAATAACTTTTAATGTTCCGGCATCAACTGCACAGGATACTGCTCGTCTTGCAGAGCGTGTGGCAGAAGTTGATTACGCTACTACACTAACCTATGCTCAGGTGCAAAATCATTTGCTATCAATTATAAAAAAATCAGGTGGTATTGATGGATCTTCGTCGGTTGCTCTTAACGGTCGGACAGTGATTTTTTTAACACCAACAGTTGAACACGACGACTGGACAGACAAAGGCGTATTTGATTTTGATCTATTTGACCAAGATCCAGAATACCTGTATCCGTTTGAAGCAGGAAGTCTATTAGACCCTGCACTTCGATACGGAATTTTTAGAATCAGGATACTTAACGATTCATTGATTAGATTTGAGTCATTGCAAGAAGTTGATATAGGCAAAAAAGTTTATATCAAAGGTGGCAATAAAAATGCTGGAGTTGAATATCTAAAAAACTCTGAAGGATTTTGGGAACTAATCAGGCCAATCACTGCTCCGTTGACTGAGCTGTACTATCAAGATGGTGTAAGCAATGAATTTGCTGGATCATTTAAGTTAGTTGAACCAGGTGCAGCACAAATTGATGTGACCATTGAAATCATTGGCAAGAAAAACTATACCAGTCTCAATGGAGTTAAGTTTACCAATGGGTTAAAAATTAGATTTGATAACACAGTAACTCCAGTTGCATATACCAACAATGTGTACATTGTTGAAGGAGTTGGTAAAAGCATACGCCTGGTTAGCATTGGCAATCTTGTGGTACCTGAAGAGTATGCATTAGCAGATCAACTATCTACCCCAGACTACTTAACTGTAAGTCGTGGAAGCCAAGACTTGAATGCCTGGAGCCGCAGTAATCGTTGGTTCCACAGCGAACTAATTAATTTAGCGGCTGGGTATAATAACGATCCAACTATTTTAGAAACAGTTGCAACACGTGGCTCAAGACCAATTATTGAATTTGAACCTGACTTATATTTGTATAACTATGGGCAACGTGCTAAAGCACCAGTTGACATCTTGGACTACACAGTAACCGATGCATTCAATCAAGTAGAGGGACAAGAAAGTTATGTTATACAGCTGCCTAATAATATTACTCGTCCACTGACCGCTGGAACAAGGATAATCTTTGCTGGCGATACTGACACTAATGTTAAAAATAAAATTTACAAAGTAGAGTTTATTACTATTGCAGAAAGAACACAAATTCACTTAGTATCTCAAAATACTGAATTACTTCCAACCTATTATGTGTCTGATGTGCAGTTGGTGGAAAATGTTCAGGTTGTATTCGCAGGCGGCAACCCTGATATTCCAGCAACAGCTAATGTAACGGTAGACAGCGTCACTGGTACAATCACAGATATAACATTTGAAAATTTTGGTAGCGGATACAGAGGAACACCAACTGCTACTTTTGTTGGCGGCGGCAACGGTAGTGGAGCTCAAATTGATCTTACAGTAAATAGCGGAACAATCAGTGCATTTACATTAGTAAATGGAGGCACTGGATATTCTACATCACCTGCTTATAATTTTGTTCCACAGATAACTTTTGCGAGCCCTGTTCCAAGCATCGGTGCAACACAAGCTGTTGGTACTGCAATAATGTCACCAACTACGGTAGCCAATGTTGTGGTAGATTATAGCGGGATTAACTATATAGCAGACCCGTCGGTCAATATTGAAACAAGTAATACTGAAGAAGCACAAGTTGATGCAATATTTTCAAAATACAAATATGTTGATTACATTCGTGTTGTTGATGGTGGAACTGCGGTAGGAACTTCTCCTACACTAATCATCTCTAGTCCGAACAGTCTAGAGGCCACTACTACCTATGCAAACACAGCAACATTCACCAGTAACGTAGTTGATCTTGTTAATAACTCAGGATTAAGCAACGGACTATTGGTATATGCTGCCGGAGTCACTGGTGGAACAACAATTGGCACTGTTGCCGGCAACAATAAAATTGTACTATCTAATAGAGCCAATATCACCAATGGTGGAAAATATGTTTTTAAATCAGCTGGTGCTGCTGGAGTAACACTAACAGAAACTTATGCAAATACCATTGTATTCACTGACAGCAACGTTAGGGTGCAAGGCACAGTTGGAATAAGCGTCGGATGGAATGTTTATGGTGAAGGTATTCCACGTGGAACCACAGTTGCTGGTATTAATACTGATGGAGTAACTCTTCAATTGAGTAACTCTGCTGTACTGCGCAATGGTAGAACCTTGGTTGCAAAACCAGACAGTACTACTACAGCTACCGTGACCGAAACATCACGATTTAGCACAGTAGTCACAGTTGATACAACAGCCGTAGCCAGTCAGGACATGTATATAACTGGCGGAGTTGCACCAACAAATATAGCTTCAATTAATCTAGGGAACCCAGTAATTATTACCACTGATTCTTCACATAACTTAGAAAATGGTGATAAGATTGTAATACGCGGAGTATTAGCATCTGCAGAATCTGAATTAAACGGTGGTATATATTGGGTCGGGGTAACCAACAGACTAACACTGGTTCTTTACAGTGACCCGGCATTGCAGAACACATTGGATGGTCGAAATTATAGTCCTTATGTCAGTGGCGGATATGTAGCTGGGTTTACGATCGAATATGGAGTAACTGTTACCAAAGTATTGAGTGAAACTCAGTTAGAGTTAAGCAGTGAAGTAAGTTTACTTGCTGGAACTACATTAGCGTTTGTTGGTAAAACAGCAACAGCTATCCCAGTGAGCACTGGAACAACAATATACGCAGTTAACATAACTGAGCACGGGTCAGGATACCTTACTCCGCCATCTCTTTCTTTTACCTATTCTGGCGGCACTGCTCCGGTTGCCACTGCACTATTGAATGATGATGTACTTGATTATTTCAAAATTGTAAATCCAGGGGCCGGATACCAAATTGAAAATAGTCTAGTGTCTACTATTATCAGCACAGTAGTCGCTACTATATCCGACGATACATTGTATGACACACGGTTATTGACATTTGCATCGGCCGACGATATATTTTATGTTAAGCCAGGGTGGATTGCTCTGCTGGTACTAGAAGAAAATCAAAACACAAGATATACAGATTTTAGTCGAGTTCCATATGTAAGTACTGGAGTCACCGGGCCAGACCCTGACAACTTCTTGAACTATATGGATGTAGAGTTAACTAACGCCACCGTCTTAAAGGTACAATCAATTGATGAAAATATTATTACCCTAGATGGAGATATTATTTCTCTTGACGCCGATGGCGAGCCCATTCCATTGGTTGCAGGGTCTAAAATACTTTTTACTGCAAAAAGCAGATTCTTTACAGAAGAATACTATGCTACAAGTGATCCAATTGGGGAATCTAAAACAACCTATCTGGTCAGAACTCCAGTAACAGATAGCAAAACAATTTTTTTAAACTCAATTGAAGGTATCCAATTTGGAATGAGTGTTCGTGATCTAGCCGGTAATTTACCATCAGGCTTACGAGTATTATCAATTGATATTGTTAATCAAGCTATTGTGTTATCACAGCGAATAAACAGCGTTGCTGGCATTCCGTTATTGTTTAGTACCGAAGGATCAGTTACTGCAAATTTAAATTCAGCAAAACTATTAAAAGTACAAATTGAAGATGCTGGCTCAGAATATACTTCGGCACCTACTATTACCATTGAACCAGCTATTCCAAGTGTAGAAAAAGTTACTTCTAGTACTGGGACTGATCTGATCCAGGTAGACGATCTTGATGGAATTGTGATTGGAATGACAGTGACCAGTGAATACGGCATTGATGGTAGTGGTGTTACGACCGGCGCAATAGTTCCTCGAGTAATCGGGACAAGCATAGTACAAATAGGTACAGCAACATTTGAATACTTTGTGCAATTAAATCAGGTGCAACCAGTTTTTCAAGGGTTGATAGCTAATTTTTCTTTAAGTGCAAAGGCATTAGCAAAAATTGAAAGCCTGAATGTGGTACAGACCGTAACAGATGATCCTACGCCTGACACATACGAAGCAGATGATACCGTATTGATTGCATTGCCCACAATTGGGCAATCTGCAATTAAACAACGTCAAGTTGGAGTGAATACTTATAATCAATATTGGTTTGATGGAACAAACTGGATTCCATCACAGCAAAAAGAAGACTATAATCAGGCTCCGCTATTTGATATATTTGATCTAGCTGGGTATTCTGCTACTGATACATCAGTATATGTTGGTAGTAAGTTTTTTGGAACAAAATTATTTTCATATAAAACCGGTACCGGACCAACTGATCCTAAATTAGGATTTTCACTGAGCTATAAGAATTTCCAGAACGTTGGAGATATTGAGTTTGTCAACAACTACGATACAGAAACTTTTCAATACCTATCAAACAAACTAGAACTCAGTAAAGATGTTAACACAATGTACTTGAAGCAACAAACTTCAAGTGGTTTCCGTTATAGAAATATTTGGACTAAATTTGCCGAACCAACCAAACAGTATCAGATTATTACACACGAGTTTGATGGATTAACTAATTATTTTGAAATTGATGTTTTGCCAGCTGAAAGCAAAACCATCCCTTACGTTAAGATCTACGTAGACAATGCAATAACTGATCCTACACAATATGAAATTGTAAAACATGGTGGGCGATATGCTGTAATAATTGATGGATCATTATTGTCAATTGATCCTATAAGCAAAGTTGACATATTAATCTATAGCAAGTCATCGTCGTCAATTGGACACTACCAATTACCAGCAAATCTTGATCAAAATGCAGAAAATTTAAATTTTGAATCACTAACTCTTGGACAGTTGCGACAACATTTGATAACAATGAGCACCAGCCATTATGGAATGACTGGCAATGTACTTGGCACAAATAATCTTAGAGATCTGAATATTAAACCATGGCAAGGTGCTGTTGTACAACATGCCAGCCCTGTGATGTATAGTTCTTTATTTCTTGGGGACAACGGTTTAGAATTTATTGAAGCAATTGAATATGCTCAGAAAGAGTATACTAAATTTAAAAATAAATTTATTGACCAAGGTATTAAAGCTGACATAGATCCTAGAGATATTCCACTGGCAGTTGATACATTAATGAGATTAATTAATGTAGGAAAAAACACCAGCATGCCCTGGTACGATAGCGATATGATACCATACGGTACTGCTGCAATTACTACAATTATTCCAATTGTTGATGTCAGGCTGCGCCGTTATCAATTACCTAATGCGTTTGATGATACAGTATTAAGCAGAAGATCGGTGCTGGTATATCTTGAGGACTCAACCACTCCACGAGTAAAGACACAGTTAGTAAAAGGTATAGATTTTACGTTTAATGCAGATCTTTCTGCAATCGATATTACGTCCACAGTAAATCTAACATACACATCTCAATTGAGAATCATTGATCGTCCAACAACTGTTGGTTGTTATGTTCCTGAGACCCCAACCAAACTTGGACTACATCCTCGATATATTCCTCGTATGTTTGTTGACGATACATATCAGACTCCAATACTGGTGATACAAGGACATGATGGTAGTATTACTCCTGCATTCAACGACATCAGAGATCAATTACTGTTAGAACTAGAACTAAGAATTTATAACAATATTAAAGTTGACTATCAGGTTACACTGCTAGATATAATTGACTCAGTACCGGGTAAGTTTAGATCTATTAATTACTCACTCAGTGAGTTCAATCAGTTATTGAGTAAAAATTTCTTGAAGTGGGCAAGCATCGGGCAAGTAAATTATAGTGCAAACACTACATTTGAAAGTAATAATGCATGGACCTGGAACTATAAAAATCTTAAAGATTTCACTGGTGAATTCGTTCCGGGATTCTGGAGAGGAATATATCAGTATTTCTATGACACTGACAAACCGCACGTGACTCCATGGGAGATGCTAGGGTTTTATGAAAAACCAAGTTGGTGGGAAGAAAACTACGGGCCTGCTCCATATACCGGGGCAAACACAGTGTTATGGGATGACCTAGAACTAGGATTAATTGCAGGCGGGCCTAGACTTGGAATTGACACACGCTTTGCTCGACCAGGATTAAGTCGCGTGATTCCAGTTGACGAATTTGGCATGCTAAAAAGTCCAGAGAAAGTTTTATTATCAAGATTTGATTCTACTAGATTAAGTAGCAGCTGGGCAATTGGGGATGCAGGTCCTGCCGAATCGGCCTGGCGCAAAAGTAGTCATTATCCTTATGCATTGCAAATAGCAATAGCGTTGAGCCGCCCGGGGTTCTATTTTGGAACACTGTTTGATATTTCTCTTTACAAACGGAACACAGAAGTTGATCAGTTGTTACTGGTCACAGACAATCAGCGTGTGAGGAAAACAACAGTAAGAATCTCCGACGACGGTGTAAATTCTGGCACTACAACATTCACAGCAGGGTACGTTAACTGGGTACGTGATTGGTTTAGTAGTAAAGCAATAGATGGAACAGCAAAGATTAAAAAATTAATACAGTCATTGGAAGTAAAACTTAGTTACAAGATGGCTGGTTACAGTGATAGTAAATTTTTAAATGTATTAGCTGATCAAAGTTCTCCGGCCAGTGGCAGTAGTAACATCATAATTCCTCAGGAAAATTATAAAATTTTCTTGAACAAATCGGCACCGTTGTCAAGAATTGTGTACAGTGCAGTAATTATCGAACGTACCACCACAGGATTTTCTGTAGCAGGGTATGATCTTGAAAATCCATACTTCACTATTATACCAAGTGAAGTAAACGGTAGTTTTTATTCTATCACAGCAATCAATGATACCGCAGTGATCTATAGAGACTTTCAACCTATTAAATTAACAGTTCCATATGGATTTGAGTTTTCGTCCCGCCAGCAAGTGGTTGACTTTTTAGTCAGCTACGGAAGGTACTTAACTGGGCAAGGCATGGTGTTTGACACGTTTAGTCCTGAACTAGAAGTAAAACAAGATTGGACACTAAGTGCCCGAGAATTTTTAACCTGGGCACAACAAGGGTGGAAAGCTGGCAATTTAGTTATACTAAGCCCGGTATATAATAGTATTAAAATTATCAATACTGATGGAGTAATTGATTCAGTTGAAAACATTTTGAGCGGTAGTAAAATACTTGATCAAAATTTTGTTAAAATAAAAAATAGTCAATTTAGTGTGGTCAGGGATGAAAATACTTTCTCGCTAACATCAGTTTTTGGTCAAACCATTGCATTGGCTGACTTGAATTTAATTCAGTATGAGCATGTGCTACTGTTGGATAATGTCACAGTGTTCAATGATATTGTGTATCAACCAGCATTGAACAATAGGCAATATCGATTGCGTCTAATAGGAAATAAAGTTGGCTCATGGACTGGACAATTGAACCCAGCTGGATTTATATACAACAGCGATAGTGTTGATGTTTGGAAAATGCAAACAAACTATAAAAAAGGTACTTTAATTAATTTTAAAGAAAATTATTACTATGCTTCCAGCGATGTTCCAGCATCAATTGATTTTGATTTTTCATACTGGACACCTATAGAGAAATCTAGAATTAAAACTGGCCTACTACCAAACTTTGCGTACAATGCTGAAAAGTTCAATGATATATACGATCTTGACCATCGTCCAGTGGACCTGCAGTTAAATAAACTAAGTCAAGGTATCACTGGGTTTAGAGACCGTGCATACTTCCAGGATTTTAAATTAGATGTAACTTCGCAGGCTAAATTTTATCAAGGCTTTATTAAACAAAAAGGCACAGCGAGTGCAATTGATGCATTAACCACTGCAACTTTTGAAAACCTAACCAGCAGTATTACTCTTTACGAAGAATGGGGAATGCGTGTTGGGGAGTATGGGGCATTAGGCAGTAATCAGTCAATTGAGTTTCAACTTGATGAAACCCAGTTTACCAGTGACCCATCAACAGTGGTATTAATTACCCGGGGCGAAACTCCTACCGAAGGAGTAATAAATGTTAATCCATTGGATCTGTATCGTACATCCGAAGATAAATTTAATCAGTATCCTATACAAACTCGTTTAGATGTCAGAACTCGCCCTGGAGACGCAGTTACAGCTGGCTATCCAAGAGTGGATGATGTTGATGATACTATTTTTGATCTAGCCGAGTATCAAAACTACAGTAGTCTCGTGACAGATATTGGTTCTGGATTTAAACTCTGGGTAGCTAAAGATTTTAATAAAAATTGGAATGTATATAGAGCAACTGAAACCAATGTACTAATAAACGAATTGCAAATTGGGCTCGACAGCCAGATCACTATTAATGTTGACCGACCGCACGGGTTGATGCCAGACGATTTAACTATCATTAAGAATTTTGCCAATGGACAGTTTGACGGGTTTTATAGGGTACTTTCAGTTCCAACTGCAATTTCTTTTGTGGTCCAAGGCTATAAAAATGTAGCATCGTTGCGATCACAACAAAGTATAACCGGCAGCGGCATATTATTACTAATGATATCAGTTAGATACAGTCGTATCAATGAACTGGTATCAACTGTACCATTGCACGGATGGCGTGACAAAGATCGAGTATGGATAGATAACGACATTGCAAATGATGTATGGGCAGTGTTTGAAAAAAATAACGGCTGGGATTTTGATCGAGTGTTACCAGTACGCCAAGGTGATTGGCGTGTGAATGAAGGATACGGTGGTGCATTAAAAATCAGTAGAGACAACAGTTTGATATTAGCGGCTGCTAAAAATTCATCATCGGGATCAATATCGGGACTGCGGATAATTCATCCAGGATTTTTATATGATGCAGCTGAAGATACATTTAGTTTACCACTAACCGACGGTGGATCTATGGCCACAGTAGATATCGACGAAATCAGTAGAACATTGTTATATACTCGAGTTACTAATTCTGGCAGTGGCTACACTCATCAACCCAATGTAACAGTCAGCGACACATCTACTTTGGTTACCACCTATACAGGTAATGTATACAACAGCAGTACTCTTACTCTAACTACCTTATCAGAATCAAATACAAAAACTGCATTGTTAGATGCATATCCTACCAGAGCTAATATTATCCTTGGCAATATTAACGATATCTGGATAGGAGATACAGTCACAGGGTCGGACGGACAAGGCAATTCAATTCCTGGAACCACATTGGTGGCCAATATTAACTATAACACCAATATGGTTACACTGACTAACAGTTTCCAGTGGAACATTACAAGTAATCCAAGTCTGACGTTCACAAGATCTAAAGTCCAAGTTGGTGATATTGTGACCGCAGCTGATAATGTTGGAAATGTGGTTGGTGTAGAACTAACCACAATTACAACTATTAGTACATCAACAAATCAAATTACGCTAAACAGAAACGTTTACTTAAACGGTGGAACAACAATCAATCTATCTAGAGGCACTGGCGGCAATGTACAGGCTCGATTAGCACCTACCTCAGTTACTTCGATTACTGTTGTGGATAGTGGCGCTGGATTTACCGTTGCACCTCAAATTGAATTTATTGGTGGTGGTGGCCGCGGAGCAACTGCACAAGTAACTCTTAGCTCAGAAGGTGCAATTCTTAGTGTTGCCATTACTAATTCTGGAATAGGATATACTTCGGCCCCAGACGCTGAATTAATTACTACCAATATTGGATCTACTGCAAAACTTAGAGTTAACCTAGCACCATCAACAGTAGAGTTTTTGTATATTGGAGCAAGTGGCACAGATTATAAAAAACCAAAATTAACAATAACTACCTATACTGGTACATCCGGATCAGGAGCAACTGGTAATGTTAATGTTACTAATAAATCCATTGGATCTGTGATTATTAGAAACTACGGAGTTGGCTATACAACTAAACCAAATATAGTTATTACTGATTCGGTCGGTGTTGGATCAGGCGCAGTGTTTGAAGCATTATATCAGAGCGGTCAAGTAAAAACATTTCAACCTGGTGAAAATAATTTAATTACCCAGGTTCAAAATGTGCCTGTATTTGGACCAGATGCTGCTGAATTTGGATACGAGATTGACATTGGCCTCCGCTATGCATTTATTGGTGCGCCAGGCACACTGAATGCCAAAGGAGCAGTAGAAATTGCTTCAAGCACTGGGTCAGCTTGGGTACCACAACAGGTGCTATCACCTACTACGTTAGCATTTGGTGATCGATTTGGTCACAGTGTGGTAATCTCTAAAGATGAAAGATGGTTGTATGTTGGGGCACCGGGCGCAGGCAAAGTATTTGCGTATGTACGAAAAACCACGCCCGAGAATCGTCGTAAACTTACAGTAGGACAAAATCAAACATCCTATGTAACAGATCTTTACACAGTAAAACAAAATATTGAGATTAAAGTTGTTGGAGAAAGTGGACGAGTATTTGAACCTTCATTTGATTATAATATTCTTGCAGGTATAATTACTTTTAAAAACTTTGGAATTATTTCTAGTGAACGTTTTCTATTTGTGTCGCAGTTGTATCCAGCCACAGTAATTACGTCACCACCTAGAGCAAACGATTCAATAGATCCTTACACGATTCAAGGTGTACTTGTTACTACCTACGAGTTAGTAGCCCCACCGCGCGAAGATGAACAAATGATAGTTCAAGGGTCTGATGGGCGTGTGTTTATTCTTGGAATAGATTATACTATTGCAGGAAAAACTTTAACTTTTTTAAACACTGAATTCACTGAGCAAGCTTCGATCGTTGTACAAATATTAGAAAAATATTATGTACTGTCAGGGGTCATTGAACCTGATGATCAGACAATTTGGGAGGATGGAGTTTCTGCATCTGAATATAACCGAATTGCAATAGCCGGGGAAGTAAACACCTATGCCGACCTAGCCGGCGGCGGGTTCATTACTGGCGACCTAATCAAAGTTTTAAATTTACAAGTAGACGGTTCGTATAACTCGTACGAGATGTATCTAAAGACGGCCAGTTCGTATGCCCTTAAAGGTACAGAAAATAGAAGCATAACCCGAGGTGTGGGACAATTTGGATCGTCGTTGGCAACTACGTCAGACTGCTACCAACTGATTGTGGGCGCCCCTGAATATACTGCAACAGACACCGGCGAACTAAAATCCGGAAAAGTATACATATTCGACAGACTATACACAGTGTTCACCGGAACCGGCGGAAACTCAACGGTGTTCAATACACTGCAATCATTACAAATTGGCACAAAAGTTACGATCAACGGAATTGAAGTAATTGAAAATGTGGATTACACCGCAAATGGTACAGCCATTGAGTTTGTTACAGCACCTGCTAACGGTGCCAGAATTCAAGTTGATGTTAATGCATTTAACATTGTTCAATCAATCGAGTCACCATCAGCAATATTTAAAGGCTACTACGGCGCAACTGTTGCAATATCACCAGATAACAAAAATATTTTTGTTGGAGCTCCGGGCTATCGAGATGTTGACTACTACAATGGTAGAGTGTATAGATATATCAATCAGGCACTGGCATACGGTAAAATTACTGCAACAATCAGTCGTCCACAAACAATCAGCTCCGACACAATCAGGATCAATGATGTAGAAGTTTTGTTGCAGGCGTCAGGCAATGTAACAACAAAGATAGCCAAAGATATCAACGGAAAAAATATCACAGGAATATCTTCTCGTACAGATGGTGTTAGTAGTGTAATATTTGATGACACACAATCGTTCATCCGAGGGTCTGGGTATTATACATCAAATGTAGCAGCGGTAATTGATCCACCTGATCAGACCATTGGAAATCAGGCCTATGCAAATGTAGTAACATTATTTGGAAATGGCGCAGTTGAATCAGTGACCATTACTGCAACCGGTGCTGGATATACATTTGCACCTAATATAAGATTCACTGGTGCCAATACTATCCAACCAACGGCAACGGTTGAAATTGAAAGTTCACCGTTAACAATCTTCACTACAGATTTTGCGCGAGCCAAGACTATCAACATATTGCCGGGCATTGGATCTGGTCTAGCTGACATTGGCTTAGAAATATATGTGCCAACGCAGATATTCCAGCACCCAGATCTTGGTGTTCCTGAAAAATATGGTAGCCTTATCAAGGTTGATCCAGAGTCTGGCGAAACACTAATGGTAGGAAGTGAAGGAGCTGCCACATTAAAAACTGCAACATTTGACGCATTGGAGACTTTGTTTGATAGAGATACCACACGATTCATTGACGTACTCAAAGGCAGCGGTGCCGTATATGTATACGACTACCTACCTGTTACGGGCGAAACACTAGACGAACCTAGTCAGTACTTATATAATCAGGTATTACAAAATTCTAACATCTTGTTTGGTGATAATTTTGGATCGGGTTTTTCAATTAATAATAATTGGGTTGTTGTTGGAGCCAATGCAAGCGATTATTACGACACTAATGCCGGCCTGGTACATTTGTTTAAAAATATGTCTGGCAAAAAAGGATGGACCAAACTCCGTAATAGAACTGATGTTGTTGATATAGATTACATTAACAAGGTATTTTTGTATGATAAAAACACTCAACTAATTGATACTGCGCTAGATTATTTTGATCCTGTTAAGGGAAAAATACTAGGAGCAGCTGATCAAGACATTGATTATAAAACTGCATACGACCCTGCTGTTTATAACAAAGGAAACAGCAGCACAGTTACTATCGATTCTTCCACTCCATGGAACGAGGTCCAACTGGGGCGTGTCTGGTGGAATCTGGATGTATGCCGTTATATAAATTACGAGCAAGGTGAGTTAACCTATCGTGTAAATTATTGGGGACAACTATTTCCAGACTCAACGATTGAGGTTCTTGAATGGGTTGAGAGTTTGGTATTACCAAGCCAGTATGCCGCTACAAATGATGGCGAAGCAAAATACAACGACAATAGTGCCTATGTTGAAATTGTTTATCTTGACACACAGTCTGGCTTGTTTAAAACCAAATATTACTATTGGGTAAAAAATAAAGTTGGAGTAGACACTGTAAAAACACGCCGTGCCCGCAGTATTTCTGCATTGCAGAATCTAATAGAATATCCTGCCCAGCAAGATATACCTTATCTTGCGGTTGTTTCACCAAACGCATTTAGCATCTACAATGTTAATACGTTGATCACTTCAACGGACAAAATTCTCAAAATTGAATATGCAACTACATTAAATGAAATTATTGCTCATAGCGAGTACGAGTTAATACAACAAGGAAACGCACTGAGCGTGATTCCTGCTAAACTTATCAATAAATTAATTGATAGTTTAAGCGGCGAAAATTCTGCTGGCGAAGTTGTGCCAGACCTCAGACTTAAAGATAATCAACGGTTGGGTATCGGCATTAGACCTCGACAAAGTATGATAGCAGATGTACCAACCGCTGTTAAAATTTTTGTTGGGTATATTAATAGATTCCTACAGTCTGAATTAGTTGTTAGATTATATGACATATCTGGTCTTAGTACATATGAGGCACTTCCCTCAGACGCTGGCGGTTTTTATAATCAGGCTGTAGACACTCTTGACGAATTATTTTACATTTTAACAGAATCATTGTTGGTAGGATATAAAGTATTGATTAAAACAGATTCAGCCAATGAAGGATTCTGGACCATATATGAATACCAACCAGACAATACTCAGACGGACTCTGTATGGGTATTAAACAGAATTCAAAGCCACGACAGCACACGTTACTGGAAATATGCTGATTGGTATGTAACAGGCTATAATATCAATACTCAGATAACATATATTGTTCCTGAATTTAAGGATATTGCAGCACTGGACATCACCGCAGGTGATGTCATTAAAGTGCTCGACGACGGACAAGGTAACTTTGAACTTTATGCTGTTGATGCTAATTTTGTTCCAATTATTGCGGGTGTTGAAAATGGAACTATTCAGTTACTATCAAGTTTGTATGATCAAGATGAGGCATTAGTTGGGTTTGATAACACAGGATTTGATAACACAGGATTTGCAAAGACTGCTGCCATTGAGTTACGCAATATTATCAATGGACTATTCAATGGAGTATTTGTTGGTCTCAATGAGGTAGAGATTAACAAAGTTTTCTTTGTATTAGTTAATTATATCTTAAGTGAACAAGCATCAGTGGATTGGATATTAAAAACAAGTTTTATATCCATAGTGCATAAAATTCGTAAACTGCTACAATTTCCGTCCTATATTAAAGATCAGCAAGATTACTTTGAAAGCTATATCAACGAAGTTAAGCCGTACAGAACTCAAATCAGAAGCTATCTATTAGACTACGAAGGAACAGATATAGTCAGCACGGCCGCGTCTGATTTTGATTTACCTGCATTTTATGATTCAACCATTGGATCATACCGTGCTCTAAATATTGGTAATCCAGCTGATCTAGAGTTTATTAATTTTACTTCTGCCAAAAGTTGGCTAGATAATTACAAATACAGTATACAATCAATCACTGTGATTGATGGCGGAAGTGGATACGTTGGCATTCCTCGAGTTACAATCGCTGGTGGCGGTGGAACAGGTGCAATTGTAACCGCAGAAATTAATGCACAAACTGGAAAAGTTATTGCTGTTGTTGTTGATACCCCAGGATCTGGATATACCTATCAACCTACTGTGACATTTAGCGGTGGTGGTGGCGATGTTGTAAGTGCAAAGGCTTATGTAAATTTTGTTCAATTGTCGGGCAATGTGTCAATTAATACACAAAATAAACTTGTGCGATCAATTAACACTACATTAAAGTTTGATCGAACTGCATACCTGTCAGTGGTTAAACGTTGGAAACAATATACAACATATCACCCCGGCGATATAATTGCTGTGCCCGATGTAACACAATCGTATTTTACAAACTATCCTGACCAACTAATATCAAACTATACCAATGCATATCGCATAGTTAAAACAGTATTAGCTGCAGAAACGTTGAGCTTGAATATATTCAACGATTCAACTATTGTAACAAAACTTTCAGGCAGTGATATTCCTAATGCATTGGACAGAGTAGCTTTGTATAATAGACCGGGCTCTCCAGATATTGCAGTCCTATATAGTAGCCCAGATACACAGCGTTTAGACTCAGTTAGTATAAATGATCAAGTTAGTTCATCGGGCAATGAATGGAATAAAGTTATTCATAGCATTGTTGTACCTTCTGTCCATGAATACCAATATCTTGCTATTGGCAATCGGGCACTAATAGCAATAAGCCAAGACAGTGTCAATTGGACAATAGTGCCATTGACAGAGCCTCAGATTAATCTTAGAGATGCAGTTCTTTATAATGGCACAACCTGGGTAGCAGTGGGGAACCAAGGTACTCTGCTGACAAGTGTTGACACAGCAACCTGGACTAAAGAAATAGTAAACGAATACAGATCTAGTCCGTCGGCTGATAACGAATTAGGTACTCTACAACAAAATGTGTCACAAGCAATTGATTTCACTTCGGTAGAATATGCAAAGTCTACCAGAGGTGACTACTTAATAGCTGTTGGTAACGGAAGTAACATCTTGGTTAATCCATATGATACTTCTGCAGATATTGATCAAGGTTGGTATAGCGCACGCCCACAGCCTGGAATTTTTGGTTCTCCAATACAATTTTTATCAGTGATCACAAAATCATTCAATGACTTGACTGATATAGATGGCACCAATTATTTGTCAACGCTGGAGTTGTCGGGGTATTTTACAACAATCACAGTGATCAAATCAGCAAGCTGGGGATCTGTAACAGGCAGTACTACATTAACAATCACAGCACCGGTGCAATCAGTTGCTGGCGCAGTGTTTGTTGGATCAGTATTTTATAATTCAAATTTACCAACCGCGGTTGATTCGGTAGTAACAGATATTGTCAATGATGGAACAACATATACATTTGAGATTGAATTTAGTCTTGCTCAGACCGTAACAGCAAAAACTGGTCAGACTATTAATTTATCTACTGTGGACACAGGGTTGACACTGCAACAAGGATTCGTTATTGCAGGTGGTGTTAATGGTAATTTTTACATAACTTCATATGCAAGAATTGATGATTTATTACAAGGATATTCAAAACGCTATAACTACGACCTTGGCAAGAAAGATGATGAAAATTACCCATGGGTGCCAATGAATGCTCCGGCGGCAGTAGCCGGGTCAGGTGATAATGCAAGCGGAGAACAAATTTCAGGAATTGCAATGAGCAATTTTTACGACCGCTGGATTGTTGCAGTTGGATCAGGTGGTTCACTTATTTGGAATCGATTGGATAGTCCACTTCAGGTCAGAGCCGGAAGTGTAGAGCTATCGGGCGATACAGATAGTCGGACTGTTATTGATTATGGTATTGAAGTGTTTAAGAATTTTAGAGAATTTAATGTAGCCGACTTTGAATATCCATTGACAAAAGAAATACTTGCTAAAATTAATTTTACTGACGTATCTTGGGATGGTGAAAAATTTGTTGCGGTAGGAGATCGTTCTACAGTGATATGGGGGTATCCGGGAAACCAGGACGAAGCATATATTGAACTTGGTAATCTAAACCCAATACTGATTGCAACTACTAGAACAGCATCAGCATCCTGGACCGGTGGTAGTAATATTACCACGCTGCTGGTTACCGTTGCAACTTCAGCGATATCTGGGCCAGTGTTACCCGGCATGACAATGTCCAGTACTGATCTGCCAGTTGATAGTTTAGTTACTATGGTTAGAACATACAATAATACACTTGATTACTATGAAATTACCATTGAGTTTACAACTGCAACAGTTGCCACACGTAGTACTCAAAATATTGCAATGAGCTATGTGTTCACTGACGATATTCCTGTAGGCACAGAATTAACATTTGATGGCCCAAGTAATCAAACTGTTACCTTAACAACCAGCCGTGCTGCCAGCGCTGGTGACACGAGAATATACGTTGAAGGATTTAACAGTGTGTCAGCAAATTGGAGAATAAGCGGAATTGGAATCCCACCTGATGCGCGAGTTCGATTGGTAGGTAAGTTTGCACAGTTCAATTGGAAATATGCGCAAGGCAGTGGCCGCGATGTAACAATTGATTACAACAGCACGTCTGTAAACACAACTACACTACGACTTGATACGCCATTTACTGCTAATATTCCATCTGGCACGTTGTTAACATTCTTTGATTCCACTGGTACAAGAATCCAGATTGAGACTTCTCAGTTTTTGAACAAGGATACCAATACTCTAGCATTTGCAAATGCCAGAACAGTCAGCACTGGGTACTCAATTGAAGCCAATACAACACTAGGCATTGTTGGTGGCACCAGAGTGTCTGGTGCGCTAACATACACAATTGCAGGTGTACTAGACCATCTTAAGAAAGATATCCCAGACCTGGTACCGGGCACTTCTTATAACGGAGTTAAAGTAACAGGACAACCTTATACAGAAACACGTGACGATATACTAAGCCTAGACACTGCTATCAGCAGTGACTACGACGACACTGGACTTGGTGTACGTCCTGAAGATATTATTGTTGAAGGCGGCAAATATATTGATTCGTATTCAAGTCATGCTCCACAAGAACTGATACCAGGTCAGGTGATTGATAGCCTACAAATGAATGTGTTTACAGCAAATATTGTGGGCGGAAACGTAGATTATGGAAATGTAATTGCTTATAAGATATTCACAGACTATAAGGCGCCAACTGCATATTATCGTTTACCGTTTGCCAACACCACAGTACTGACTGCTAACCTAGCATACGATGCAACTGAAATTGAAGTAGATAACATTAATACACTACCAGATCCAAATCCAGTACAAAATCAACCAGGATCAATTTGGGTCAACGGCGAGAAAATTAATTATTTTGGTCGAGATACCGGACGTGGTGTGCTAACTGATATACGTCGGGGAGCAGCTAGAACCAGTATTCCTATGCAACACGACGCTGGCAGCATAATTACAGATGCAAGTCCGGCACAGTTGATTGGTACAGATACTGTGTTACCAATCACGTCTGATCTGTCCGTGGACAATGGATTTGCAGGCAGCGCCAATGTAGCAATATATCGTTCAGTGGTAGTGTCAGAAATCACCCAGGGTTCAACCTGGCTAGAACGATCATAAGGTAATTAAATGAGTTTAACTAATAATGTAACTGTAACAGGCACTGGACTTTATGTCAGTAACACACGGGAAAGCAATTTTCTAAGAGAAAGCCCCGGGTACACATCCAATGTTGATCCACGACTACCCAACTATGATTATATTACTTCAAATTTGACCATATGGTCAAATGCACAAATTGTTGTTAGTAACATTAATTTATTTTCCAACCCTGGAGAAATCACTGCCAACAGCACTGTTACCGCAAACTCGTTGTTGAGTAACTTATTGGTAGTACCAGTAAGTAGCGTGAGCACAGTTGTGCTAGGACGTCGAGTTATTACAGCAAATATTGCCAACACTGCAAATGTCAAAGTAGCCAGGATCTTTTCTGCCAATGGTAATATACTGCTTAGTGGGTACACTGCTAACGCCCGGATTACCGCAGGAGAAACTGTATATTTTTGGCCGCGTACACAAGTAGGTGCTGTACGAGTCAAAAGTGAAGTTATCTGGTATGATCATGCATGGGAATCAAACAGCAGTTTAACTGGGCTGACAAGAAATGTAGGCAACACCACAAATTCTACTATCAATGGTAACATTTGGGGCGGAAATATCATCAGCGTACTTGGATTACGCACAACAGCATCAGCAGTGCCTTCAAGCGGAATAACACTTGTGGGATTTATAGATGGAATAACATATTATGGCTCGTACCATGTTCATGAGGGACAAAAAATGACGGGCAGTACTCATACAACCACATTCCATCGGTATATCTATGATACAGTGGAAGAGAGCCTGGCCAACTTGCAACTGGTGGTCAATATGTTCTCCACCGTGCGCAGCGCCAGCGGCGGCAGCGGCAGCGCCAGCGGTGGCAGTTCTGGTGGCTCAAGCGGTGGCAGTTCTGGCGGCTCAAGCGGTGGCAGTTCTGGCGGCTCAAGCGGTGGCGGCTACGGAGGATATTAATAATGAGTAGATTTTTTACGCAAGTATTTCTGGCACATTTGAATACCTTGCTCTTAATTCGTAGGATTTGCGATCATGCTAAATAAGGATATGAACACTTTACCAGAACAACCACCAGTACAACCTGCAGAACCCACACGGCCACCAAATGATGTTGGTGGAATTTATGTGCGTGGGCATATCAAGATTCATGACCCAGAAACAGGCGAAGTTTTTATAGATAAGCCCAATGCTATCCATTATGAAAACATTAGCGAGGCTATTGCTTATTCGTTGAGCCATAGAGATCAGCAGTATTTTTATGAAATGCATTTTGGAAATGGCGGCAGCGCAGTTGACAGCACTGGCATTATTACCTATTTGATCCCAAATACCACATCATTGAACGCTACCCTCTATAATCCGACATATTCTAAAATCATTGATGACACAGCCTCAGATAATCCAGACCCAAACAATAACAAAATGCAGGTAAGGCATGTGCCAGGTAATGTGTATAGTGACATTATAATCAGCTGTCTTTTGGATTATGGCGAGCCAGCCACACAAAGCGTGTTTGATAATAGCACAACACTTAATGATACATATACATTCGACGAGCTAGGAATCAAAGCAAGAAGCCTAGATGGAACCAGTGGACTTACTGGAACTGGTAAATTGCTAACGCACGTGATTTTTCACCCGGTTCAAAAGTCATTGAATCGCTTGGTTCAAATTGATTACACAATTCGTATTCAAACATTGACCAATTTGAGTACAATAGGATAATAGCAAATGGCTTATATTATAACAAAAACAAATGGCGACAGTTTAGTTACAGTTCCAGATACTGAAAAAAATACAGATTATGGTGTAACACTGGTAGGGCGAAACTATTCAGGCTACGGAGTCTATCTTAACGATAATTTTGTGGCGTTAATGGAAAACTTTGCAAATAATACAGCACCAGGTGCACCGCTTGAAGGACAGCTTTGGTTTAATACATCTACTGCTACCCTTAGTCTCTGGAACGGCGATGCCTGGCGTTCCTTGGCTGTGCTAACTAATTCAGGTTCTGCTCCAGGAACATCAGGAACATTGGTAGGACACATGTGGTGGGACAATCTAAACTACCAGCTGAAAGTCTGGAGCGGACAAACAGAATATGCAAGAACTGCAACACAAACTATCACACTAGGAAATGTTGTATCGGTGACCAGCACCGGCAGTATTGCCGCTGGAGATTTTGTTACACATGCAAACATTAGTGCGCTGGACAGGATTGTAGTTGAACAGGTTTTAAATAGCAGTCAGGTACGTATCAGTACACTTGCTAATATTTCAAATGGTCAAACAGTAACATTTACCAATGGTATTGGTTGGCAAACTGTAGGACCAGTATACACAAAAGATCAAAATTTAAACGGCATCATACCAGGCGATATCACTGACACAAGTGGTATACCCCATGTTGTTGCACTGATGTATAATGATGGACAAGTAGTTGGAACAATAAGTCGAGACATTGAGTATACACCTCGGACCGAAGATGCTATCTCTGGGTTCACCACAATCAAACCAGGACTACAACTTAAATCGTCTGTGTCAAGACAATTTACTAAGACCGTGCAAGCAACAGCAACAGGATCTGCAGGGTCTACTACATTTGTACTTGGATCAAACAGTGATCTAGCAGTTGGCGATTATTTTATTTCTGGTAACGTTCAACTAGGAACCTATACACAACTAGGTGCGATCTATGCCAATGGAGCAGTTACCGTTGGAACAACCACTACTGTATACCAAAATGAAACAGTTACATTCCAGAGAGGAACATTACCTGTACTGACGTTCAATGGAACAGCAAACAACAGTCAATTGTTTAATGGTAGATCACCGGACGGATTTGCACAAACTGATCTGGCTACTACTTTCTTTGCAGATTTTACCATCAATGGAAACACATATCTGAATGGCGGAAACATTGCGATCACCACAACTGATCGCGGCAATGTTACTGTTAGAAACACTATCTATAATGCAAATGTTTCCTTCACCGCCAACGTGCCAGGTGTTGGTGTTGACGCCCAACTACTAAACCTAAGCGGTAATGACGGCTTGGTTACCGTTAGGGCAGAACCAACAGCAGCACTTGGAGTGGCAACCAAGAGTTATGTTGACACCCGCGACAATAACACTCGTGCTATGTTGGCCACAAATGTGGCAGCATTAATTGGCAATGCGCCTGCAGGATTCCAAGACCTAGGCCTAGCAAGTGCTAATGTGGGTGCTATAACAACCACTCTGACTGCGGTGCAAGCAGCCGTTGCATTAAGAGCCTACGCGGCAGATACCGCACTGACTGGTACTCCAACTGCTCCAACAGCAACAGCTGGAACCAACACAACACAAATTGCTACCACAGCATTCACAACCTCAGCAGTGGCAACCTTGACCGACACAGTTACCACAGCACTAGGCCTAAAAGCACCTATTGCAAATCCTACATTCACTGGTGTTCCGCTTGCACCAACAGCAAGTGCCGGCACAACCACCACACAAATTGCCACTACACAGTTTGTAACAACAGCAATAGGAGCTGGCCTGGGAGGAGTAAACCTGGCTCCGTATGCTACAGTAGCAAGCCCTATATTTACTGGTGTGCCTGCTGCACCAACAGCAGCGGCCAGTGTTAACAACACACAACTTGCTACAACAGCATTTGTGCATTCAGTAATACCAGCTGGTATTATCATGCTATGGTCTGGCAGTAGTGCATCTATTCCAGCTGGTTGGGCACTATGCGATGGCACCAACAGCACACCAGACTTGGCAGATAGCTTTGTAGTAGGAGCAGGAGCAGCCTACAATGTAAACGCCACTGGAGGATCTCGAAATTCTGTAGTTCCGAGTCATACACACAGTGCAACTGGTACGTCAACATTCAGTGGTGCTGCCCTGTCCACACACAGTCACACGTTTACTGGCACAGCATTGGCAGCACACGGTCACACATTTACTGGAACAGCACTGCCAACACACAGTCATACGTTTACAGGCGATGCGTTAAGTACTTCTCATACGCACACAGTAAATGACCCAGGACACGCACACGCAATCAGCCCAGTGCTGAGCACCAGCGGTAGTGGAAATCCTGCACACAAATCTAGCCAAGCATATGGTACAGTATCTCAAACAAATTCAACATCAACTGGTATTACACTAAACGCCGCCTCAGCAGGAACACCAGCTGGAACAAACAGCGGAACCAGTGGCGGAACACCAGCAGGTTCAAACAGTACAACCAGCGGCGGAACACCAGCAGGAACAAACAGCAGTGAAAGCGCAGGGACACCAAGTGGTACAGTTGCTACTTCTGTTAGCGTGGCAAGCACAGGAGTTTCTGTGACAGATGCAAATTTACCACCGTACTATGCACTTTGCTACATCATGAAAACATACGGTTAATTACCGATAAATAATAGATAAATTGGAGTTTAAGGAATGAGTTATAACATAATTAAAACGGACGGAACACCATTAGCTGTTGTGGCAGATGGTCAAACCAAGCAGGATGCAACAAGTTTGGTCTTGATTGGCAAAAACTACGCAGGTTATGGCACGTTCCTTAACGAAAACTTTATCAAGCTGCTTGAGAATTTTTCATCTGCAACAGAACCACTGTACCCATTGGTTGGGCAATTATGGTGGAAAAAAGATACTCGTCTACTAAAAGTATACGATCAATTTGGAACCTGGAAAACCATCAGTGGAGCGCAAAGTCAAAGCGATACACCAACCAATTCTATTGCAGGTGATCTGTGGTTTGACACAGTCAATCAGCAGTTAAAAACCTATTCAGGCGCCAGTTGGATTGTTATTGGTCCTAGCTTTACTGCTACCACAGGAACCTCGGGCGCTATCGCTGACACTGTGATTGCAAGTGACCTGTTGCCACACGTGGTAGTTAAATTCTTTGTACAAAATCAGCTGATCGCAATCCTAAGCAAAGATGACACATTTACTCCAGGAACAACTATCCCTGGATTTAGCACAATCAGGCCTGGCTTCAATCTTGCACGAGATCGTGTTCCATCACTGGTATACTATGATAATGCCAACAATGCTTCTTATCTTGGCGGCGTATTAGCCAATAGATATGTGCTAAAAACAGCACCTACGCTTGAAGCTAAATTAGTAATCCAAAACGTTGACGGATTAGAAATACAAGAAACTGGTGGCACAGTCAGCTACTTTGAAATGAATCAAAGTGGTAGTAACATTAACTTCATTGGTAAACAGCGTGGTCAAGGTTTTGTCTTCAAGATGATTCCAGACTCTGGTGGTTTACAGATCAATGCACTAACCATTGACCGTGTTACTGGTCTAGTATCAGTTTCTGCACCTACTCCAGACGCTGGATCTGCACTGTTGATAGCCACCAAAGGTTATGTTGATGCTGCTGACGTTGTGCTAAGTGGTTCTATCACATCAGCTGTTAACGCACTTAACAGCACAATTGACACATTAGCTACTAATACCACTGTTGCATATGGTAACATTCGTGTTATACAAAGCACACTAGGCATAGGTGGCCCACCTGGAGCAAATACAACACCCTGGACTCAGCTCACTGTAGGGTCTGGTCAGACCGTTGCTGCCAATATTATATCACTATGGAGCAACGTTGCGTCTATACATGCAAACGTATTAAGCAACACCGGTACTGCGCCAGCAAGCACCGCCAGCATGTATTCCAATGTACGATTACTACAAAACGGATTATCCAATCTTAACACCACGGCAATGTTGCGAAACGGTGATTCGACCTGGCTTGGTGTTCAGCGGCCTGATGCAACCAATACCTATGACATTGGAACTTCAGGTCTACGTTTTAGAACAATTTATTGTACTGCACTTGATGCGAGTGGATCTGGTGCGCTAACTATTCCAGTTGGTACTACTGGAAACAGACCAGATCCAGGCGCGACTGGTATGATACGCTACAATACTTCTCTTAGTAGTTTTGAAGGCTATGCAGCAGCATCATGGCAAAGTCTAGGTGGAGTTAAATCAGTTGATGGATTGACCTATATCATTGCTGAAACCACAGCTGGTGCAAGCAACGGCGAATTAGATTTTTATGTTGAACAGACCGGCGGAACCACCAGTGCCAAAGCAGCTGGAGTAAACAAAGATAGATTCCTAATGAGTGTTCCGGTGCAAGCAACCACACTAACAACCGGAGCAGCTGGCACTGGAGGTACTATTACTGGGACCTGGACCTTGAGTGCTGGGTCAAAGATGCAAGCTACATATTCTGACTTGGCAGAAAGATTTGCAGCCGACGCAAACTACACCGAAGGTACAGTTGTTGCACTGGGTGGAACAGCTGAAATAACACAGGAAACTGTGGATCTCAGCGAAAATGTGTTTGGCATCGTGAGTCACAAATATGCATACCTAATGAATGAGGCAGCAGGCGATCATACCACTCATCCTCCTATAGCATTGGTAGGACGAGTACCTGTCAGGGTCATTGGTACCGTAACCAAAGGTCAGCGCCTAGTAAGTGCCGGTAATGGATGTGCTCGTGTAGCAGTTGATGGAGAGCTGTCTCCATTTAATGTGATTGGCCGTTCGTTAGAAGATAAAACTGATCCAGCCGAGGCATTAATCTTGTGCGTGGTTAAGATCAACTAATAGTTGACAATATTGCTGAGGCAATCAGCAATCCTTTATCGTGGCTTATGCTAATATGACAATGTTTATTGTTAGCATAAGCCACTAATTCATTTGCAAACGTAATAATTGGTTGTCCTAGTCCCGTCTTACTCAATATCATATTTTTCCAGACCACAGCGTCACGAATTCCGGTGCCAAAACTTTTTGCCACTGCTTCTTTGACCGCCCATGCAGTGGACACAAATCTTACTTTGTTATGTAAATCGCTAACGGTGGTGTACTCTGCATGTTCTTCAATTGACAGTATACGAGCCGCTACACTATCAAGTCGCTGGCTGTCCATATTGTAAAATCTATCAACGTCAACAATATCAATTCCGTGTCCTGTTATCATGACTCTATAATTCTTTTGTACTGGTGATATCAAAATTACAGTGACACATTGTTTTGTTGCAGATTATTGGTTCTTTTGGGATTTCAAAATCTTCAAATATATTTCCAATCTTGCCACCTACATTACACCACCCTCTGAAAACATCGCCGGAAAAATATACTGCGATTTGTTCTACTCCTGCATGGCATTTCCACCCACTCCAGTCATATTACTTAGTGTATTATTTTTTATATACATTATTTGATTTGAACTAATTATTGGACAGCTACATAGATAGCTATAAATATTCCAGGAGACTCAATCATGCAAACTATCGAAGAAAAATTTATGGAATTGGTTAGCACCGAATTCAATAGAAAAAAAATGCCAGACATCACGCTAGACGCCGCTTTTCGGAAAGACCTAGGATTAGACAGTTTAAGTTTAACTGAGTTAATTATTGCCTGCGAAGAAACATTTGGGGTTGAGATAGATGTTGACCATCCAGCCACTATAGAAGCTAAGACACTTCGTCCTTTGTATGATGCAGTAGTACAGCTTGTTAATCAGACCGAAGCAGCCAAATAACCCAACTGGTAGGGTCTAGTTCCCACCAGCGTCTCCCACCAAAGTTGCTGTTACTTGCAACACCATGATGATTGTTATGCCATGCTTCTCCCAGTATCAATGGCCACAACCAAATAACATTGATACTGTCGTCTTTGGTTTCATAGTTCCTATACCCTGCCTTGGTCCAATGATTGACACTGGTATTGATCGCATAACTGTGAAACGCAATGAATGCTGGAAACATCAATCCCCATACCCATACCACAGGACTTAGTGTAAACACAATAGCATGAGTGATCCAGAATATCGGAAGATAGTACTTGTGTGCAAACACCACATCGAGGTCACGCATAAGATCAACAATGTACTTTGGGCTCAGGCTGTCCTGTTTCATCTTAAACATCCAGCCAACATAGCTGTGCCAAAAGCCATGATGTGGGCTATGAGGATCGCGATCGGTATCTGCAAGCCTGTGATGGTAGCCACGATGTATCAGCACCCAGTAGATAGGACTTCCTTGGCCACTCATTATCGCACACCAGATCATAAAACACTTGCGCAGTCTTCCTGTTTTAAAACTACGATGGCTTAATAGTCTATGATAACATGCACTAAGTCCTACCATCATCAACAGGATGTATCCTATGATAGAATATATCCACCAGTGGTCCGGAGCAGTTGTAAACACAGCATAAATGCCAGCCAGCTGTATAGGTAACCAGCCTCCCCACATAGGCGCCCAAAATTTTACACGTTCGATTATTTGCGTGACCATTGTTCTAGTAGTTCCTCGTTGCCTTGATATATTATACGCTGCCAACAACTGTCATCTGTTGGATTGTTGCATACCAGATACTTATGCCCATCGAATTTAAAGTCGTGGATCTCGTTTTTTTCAAGCTGTTCTACAGTCCACTTTTGCCAAAATTTTGCTTCTCTGCTGATAAATAGCAAATCACATCTTTCATTTTCGTGTAGCCAGTTGATCTGTGATCGCAATAGCTCAACCCCTACCAGATTGTAATCTTTAATTGGACTGGCAATATGGTTAACTGACCAAAATCTATTAACCACTCTGTATGTATGATCGGGCCAGCAATCTCGTTTCAATATGCTTCCACAAAAATAAGGCATCCAATTTTCATCAAATGCAATAGTGAGTGCAGCACATTCATTGATAAAATGATCTTTATTGTAATTTTTTGACAGCGGGTGTTCATGATCTCTATACTGACGTTCCCTCAGATGATCAAACAACGGATCAAATAGTGTATCGGTTCCGGTCCGCCAGGTTATTGCATGCATGATTTTAATACCTTAATAATATATGCGATCAATTGGATCAAGTTGGACTTGGCCGTAATTAATGCCATTATTAGCTTCTACTAATCTTTTTTCTAGTTCTAGTATTTGAGGTAAAATATTTTCCATACCCCAGCTTTTACGTCTAACAATCAGCTCAGGGTAGATTTCTCTGTAGCCATGTATCTTGGATGATTCTTTACCTAGTTTACCGTAGATCTTATTAGCCAATAGATCATTCCACCACACAGTCTTTGTGATAGATTTCAACAACCTATGATTCCAGCGAAAGAAGTCTGTAACAGCTGGTCTATTTTGTTTTAACAAATACTTTGCACAACCGTAGTCTGCTTCAATCTCAACATTGCACCACATGTGAGGACGTCCGTCATATGGGTAAGGTCTACGCATGATACATGCATCTCCGTTACCAGCAATCGGAAGTCCGTCAATTTTGTCAACTACTGCACAGACCACAAGCTGTGACGGATAGGTCATTTCTGCATTCTTGCTGTAGTCAAATATTTCACTTTCAAAGAACTTAACGTGATCAAAGTCAATGATCTTATAAGGGATGCCTAGGTTTTCACACAGGATCACAGCATGGCTAACATCGTATATATTTAAATCATTTGCCAGGCGAGTTATGTAGATATCATAAGGAACCTTGGCTTCTACAAATGCACGTACCATGAGTTCGCTTTCAGACCCACCACTCAGCATCAGACTAAATTTTTCATTGGGATAGGTATCACGCACACTGTGACACGCTCTGATCAGTTCTGTTCTTAGATCGTCTGGGGGTGTGGGGTCAAGATCAAAATCAACATTGAAAATTTGGTCTGCAGATGTTCGGTATATTTGAGTAGGATCGTCATCATAGTACCAGCGTTGCCAATTGTTTTCAAGATATTGATACATCATGCTTTTTTTATTTTGTTGTTCTTGACCCAGTTACCAAAGTGTATGCAATGATCCTCGTATTGATTCATGGCTTTCATCAATGGAAAGTAATCGCCTTTTTGTAACTCAGCTGTGGCTACATCTTCTTTGAACACTGCATCCAGTGTTTCAAAAATCATTCGTTCGTTGGGGCCTACAGATGGGTCATAGTAAAACTGCGTGATCCATTTAAATCCGTATTCGGTATTGATGTCGTCTGGTATAACAGTGTTGACCATGACACAACCTGGGCTTCCATATTCTACAAATGTAAAGGGAAATATATAAAGCCACCAGCCGTGTGGGTGTTGTTGTAATATCCACCCATCACCTTGATCTGTAACAATATCTTTTAAATCAACTTGAGAGGATAAGAACGGATGTATTCCGCCTTTGTACACATGCAGTAAATCGGCTTCTGCGTCCATGAGCCATAGCCAGCTGCCTTTGCTTTCGCCTTGCACAGAATGACTATATTCTAATGCTGTTTCTTTTGCTAGATCTTTAACCCACATGTGGTCTGGTTCTTCAAAATTTTTAAAAACAAGTCCGCTTTTACCAATCTTGGCTTCACCGCAGGATAGTTTTTTAGTATTGTTAATTGGTACACCATGTTGATCCCACTGAAATCCATGAAATTTGCAAGTTATCTCTTTGACAAATTCGCCCGTTGAGTGTAGCGGATACATTCTATGAGGGCAAAATCTATGAAATAGATTGGCTTCGTTGTTGTTGACATTTAGAATATATTCGGGCAATACAAAGTTTCCATTTTTTGAAGCTGCCACATGAGCAAATATTTTTGGAGAGTTTATGAACACGCTGTATCCTTTCGAGGAAAATATTTAGCAGTAACAACAAGCTCGCCGAAGATTTATGCTAAATACCTAGTCACTAATGGAGATACTAGATGTCGAACTACCTACATATAATATGGTTAGAAAACTACACAATGCCGGATGTGTGTAATGCTACAGTTGAATCAAATCGTCAACTGCTCAAAGAAACAGAAATCTACAAAACAGCAGACGATGGCGTCAAATCTCTAGTTGACGAATATCTTGTGCATGATGCGATCAAAGGCGCATATTTTTATAGAGAAGGCAAAGTATACAAGTACGAAAGTCCGGACGGAAAGCAATTACTTTGCCAGACTATATTTCCTCCTCCAGTATGGAACAACGAACGCAATGATCCAACACTAGACTCAGAGTACCATGAATTTTTGCGAGCCGCTGTATATTGCGACTTGTTTGGGGTTGTTGAATATGGGATATCTGACCTTGTGCCCGAAGAAGAATCAGAACCGCAAGCGTTTGGGTCATTCGAAACAGGATATGCAGAGCTACTTAGAATAATTAAAAAATGGAACGCACCACCGTTACCTTTTTAATTTTTTGTTGACATAGTTTTTTGTTTTATCAATTGCGATTGAATCATCAGGAAGTGTATTAACTCGATCCTCAATGGGCCCGTTAAAATTCAGTCCCGACAGCATCCAGTTGCAAGGTTTAAACTGTAATTCTTTGTGTGTTTTTTCGTACTCTTGATTAACGAGATATGCATCAAACACAGTCATGTTTTCATTCTTCCAACGTAGTACTTCGGATCCTCGGGTATATTTTTCCCATTCATAATATCCTTTAACCACTGCTGGGTCATACCGTTCAGTATCAGACTGAGTTATCTCTTCATATTTAAATTTTGAATATTCAGTGCTCAGTTTTGATTTGATATCAAGTTCGCCTGTTGGGATACCAAGTACATAATGATAAAACGCTTGATCTTGCCAGTTGTCAACTAACCACTGGCGTGTGTGTTCTAGTGTTTGAACTGTTTCATGCGGCAACCCCAGGATTAAACTGATAGTGGCTCTAAACACTTTTCTGTTTGTAGTTAGATAATATTTTTTAAGATCCAAAATTCCTTGTTTAAGTTTTTCTGGATCCATGCCTTTGCCTACGGATTTTCCGCTTTGGTGGTTGAATGTTTCAAGTCCATAGTACTGTCCAAGAAAGTTCATTCTTAGCAATTCTTCTTTTTCCTGCGGCCTGGCTACCAGTAGGTCAGCACGTATAAAGCCACTGAACGTGGGAACAAAATCCAGTTCCTCTACTGCATTAGCATACTTGGTGATTTTTTCTGTTGAGTCGTTAAAAGTTTCGTCGGACACCGTATAGTTTTTTACACCAAATCTATCATACGCATCTCTAGTCTGATATAAAAAACTATCACTACTCCTGGTGTGGTCGGCCTTTACTCCTATAATAGGAAAATCGCAAAAAGTACAAGAAAATTTACATCCCCTAGAAAACTCAATTCCCAACCATTCGTCTTCCAATATGTAATCTCTATCTTCGTATATGATAGATAAATCTGCCATTGGGTATGCTGGATAGAATGTATTTGCTGGTATTATCTTGTCACGCCCTATTAGAAATTTAGGACGTGGTCCGTTACTATACAAATACTGCAACAGAGTAATAATACCGTTTTCCCCGAACCCTTGCACATGATAGTCTATTAGATTAGAATCACTGCGATAGTTTGTAAGTGAGCTTGGTTTTAGATTCGAAGCTGACCCACTGATGATTTGTATATGTGGATATTGTTCTTTAATCCAGGTGCAAATTGATTGCAATTGGGAACTCCATCCAAGAAAAAGAAAACTCAACCCAATAAATTTTGTATCTGGAGTGATACGCGATTTAAAAAATTCTTGTAGGTCAGAGTGTTCCCAAAAATAAAAATAATCAAGTACTTCAACATCCCAGTTGTTTTGTCTAAGTATATGCGCAATTCTATATGCTCCCGGCAATCTTCCTGCATACAGTGTAGTAGAAACGTTGATTATTATGGAATGCGGCATAGTGAGCAATTATTTATAGGATGCATGTGGTTTGCCTTATAAATATGCATAACAGAGGATTTAATCTAACATGTTTAAAAATTTTAGCACCAAAAACATTAGCCTTTACTCTTGGTTTAGCTTTATTCCGTTTGTGGTTGCTGTTCCAGTGATAGTGTTTCTTTTTGCCGTGGGGATCATCCCAGCAGTGTACCTATGGGCAACAATGATAGGATGGATACTGATCAGCGGACTAGGAATAGCCACTGGTTACCACAGGATATTTTGTCATAAGACACATCCTAACCTACCGAGATGGAAAGAAAACATTATTTTGTTTTGTGGTGCACTAGGTGGACAAGGGTCAAGTATTACTTGGACAGCAATACACCGCGGATATCATCACAGGTATGCAGATACTGAAAAAGACTTGCATTCTCCAATCCACGGCTTTTGGCATTCATTTTTTGGATGGACATTGGCTGTGACTGAAAAATCTCAAATTATAAAACTAAATTCTGCTACTGATCTACTGCGTAAATCAAATCACATATGGTTTCACAATCGTCAACTCAGGATACAATGGCTGGTTCCAATCTTATTAGCTATCGTGAATTGGCAGCTGGCATTAGCATTGGTTGTGCTACCAACTGGTATATCAATATTGCAAGACAATCTAGTAAACTACTTCGCACATCGTAAATCGTTGATTGGCTACCGCTACGGAGAAACAAAAGATCAAAGTTATAACAACCTGATACTGGGTCTGATCGGATGGGGCCAAGGATGGCATCATGGACATCACCTAAAACCTAATTCATTTAATCCTGGTTCAGCTGTGAGTGGGTACTGGTGGGAAATAGACACTTGTGTTATATTTCTTCCATTCATTGGGAAACCACGCCCGGAGGCGCAATGATACGTAGGCTGACACCAGCTGATGCATCATTATATCATGACCACCTGCACAGGGTAGCTGATAACAAAGGCTGGTTTTATTCGTCCCCGTTGCCAGGAGATCCAACCCATTGGCTAGAAAAAGATTGGGTACACATATGGGCCAGGTTTGATACGAATGGCAATATCACACAATCCATGCGTGTTCACATAAACATTAAGCATATTCCAGAAGCTTTAATAGTAAATTATCAAAGCGAACTTCCGGGATTGTTTAATCCAGCCAGAGACATGTTGCCTATACTGGATGTTGTAATGACCTATTTTGAAAACATGGGCGTATACAATTTCATTCTTGTTAGGAAATTTGGCTTCTTTGAATGGCGAAAGAATAAATTTTTTGAAGATGTTCCTCCACTAAACAGATATAACTGCTATATAGACGAAGTTGTATCAGCTGGTTGTGCGTCTAACTATAGTGCGCATCGATTTTTTGCTTTTGATGAAATATATCCTGTTGACACCAGCGTGGTTAATATGTCGTTGAAACAAGAGCTTAGAAGTTACCAAGGAAAAAAAGTTTTCCCAGACACAAAAGAGATGCATAAGAGATTGCAAAATAAACAATCATTCTGTATAATTGGCTACAATCCAGCAAGTCAAAAACTTGGCAATGCATTGGTAGCTAATCTAGTGAGTCACAATGTGACTACCATCGGCAAGGATAACTTTGATTTCTCTCTAGAGAATTGGAATGCCGCACTCGGGACTCGTCTTGCTGGACTTGGTACACCATTGGTTATTATCATAAACTTATTTGATCACAATAGGATGTCCTTGCAACAAGAAATATTTGATCTAGTTTGGAAAGAATACAAAAACAATGCAGATGTGCATATTGTAGTGCTTGGCTCATTTGCACATCACCTCGACGAAGAAAACTTCATATCAAAAGAGTATTTTACTGCTAAAAAAATGTTAAGCAACACCTGCTTTCAGCGAGTGACCAAGACAGCATTTAAATGTAAATTACTATTGGTTGAGCCAGCTGTTATAGAGTCTTATCTTATTGAGCACACACCAGACTGGACTGTGTATTATTTGACCACTGACGAGGCAGCTAAAAAAATACTTGAGCTGATAGAAATTAATTCACAGTTCTTATCGGCTGCTATTGCTGGTTCGCATTTATACACGCCCAACAACGGAGATTCTATATAATGGCTGACGCAGTTATTTTTGGTGGCTATAATCATGTCTGGTTTGCAACAAAGCCGGCCGGCGCACATGTCATTGCAAGTACTTTTAGAGACATGGGCATGACAGCAGTGGTTGTGGATCATGTGTTTGCGATCTCTATGTATTCTCCGTACTGGATGAGTGAAATTATTAAAAAATTTATTGACAAAGATACAAAATTTATATGCTTGTCCACTACATTGCTTGGTCCTGTAACAGCAGGCGTATCATCAATGAGTGAGTGTGATAATTTGTTCGAGCCTATCATGAATGAAATCAAAGCAATAGCACCACAGGCTGTTTTTGTGGTTGGTGGACCATTTATGGCCATGGAGCAAGAAACCAGATTGCCATTTGATTACAAAGTCAAAGGACAAGGAGAAGTCTGTATACGAGCAATCGCAGCCAAAGTTATATCGGGGCACGAACTAATACTAGATGATGATGGTTATGTAAGTGATAAAATTTATGACTATGGTACCTTCAATGAAGATGCTTCTTTAATTTTTACCAAGGATGATGCAATACTCAAAAACGAAACACTTCCAATTGAGTTTGCTAGAGGGTGCGTGTTTAAATGCGCCTACTGTGATTATGCGCTAACCGGAAAAAACTTTGGTGACTTCAATAAATCAGAAGAAGTTATGTACGCTACACTGATGTCAAACTATGAAAAGTTTGGTACTACTAACTATGTGGCCTCCGATGATACGCTGAATGACAGCGAAGAAAAAGTTGATCAATTGCTAAAGGTATCTAAACGATTGCCATTCCAATTGCAATTTGGTGCATATCTTCGATCAGAGCTACTGGAAAAACATCCTGACATGGCCGCAAAATTGCTGGATGCTGGGCTTCGTGGTGCAAATATTGGAATAGAAACCTTGAACAAAAAAGCAGGATCTACAGTCGGAAAAGGCTACGGCATGAAAGCAGTTGACACACTGTTAAAAGCCAGGGATACCTGGAACGGAGCTGTATCAGTCAACGCCAATCTAATTCTAGGATTACCATATGATACAGTAGAAGATCTTAAGATCCAGAACGACATATTTCTTAATAATGACTTATGCGACTTCCTTTTCTACAGTAGATTAGGTATACCTAAGAAAAATAAAGGAACTGGCGCATCTTTATTCTCTGAGGGTAGCTGGGGAAAGTATTATAAAGAAATGGATCCTACCAGTTCCAAATATGCACAATTATTAGAACACTATAAAGATGACGCATTTGAGTTATACTGGATAGATAGATCCATCGTGTGGGAAAGAAAAGAGGATGGGTTTGATTATCTAGACGCAATACTGCTAATAGACAGATTTAATAATGACTGGTACAAAACGCACGATCGTTTAATAAATCATTTAGGATCATTCAATGCGGTGCAATTACTGTCGGATTTTTCAATGGATGAACTCAGAGCTTACCCGTTTGAAAAATGGTCACAGCCTGACGTTACAGGGATTAATAGATTTCATGCGCATGGGATAAAAAAAGTAGTAGAGTACCGCAAACTACTGATGTCAGACAAGATATCAGTTCCTAGTACCACTACACCTTTGTATCTAGATCCAGTGCCGCCGACATATATGCCATTCCAATCAAAGATTAAAATACATGTGGCTAAAGATTAAGCGGCGCAGATAACAAGGTGTATTCTCTCGGTCATCCCGCCGTTGTATACAAAATGCTCTAGTCGAGTATCAACCTTATAAAAGATTCCGTTAGCAGGAACATGCTGACAAAATGCCATTCCTGTATTTTTACTAACACATACATAGCTAAACGGGTTGGTTGTTAACACATAGTGAAATCTAACGTTAGAATCTGTATGCACAGTTAGTCCAGTTTTTGGAGGTAGGCGCATGTATCTGACCCTGCCAACATCAAATCGTTGTTGTTCGGCTAATGCAATGATTTGATTTTTTGTATACTCTGGGATACCTTGGTTCCAGTTAGAAAATTCTGCTTCCTGTGCTAGATATACATTGTTATCGTAATCATAAAAACTACCTACAGCATCAAGCCACTCATCTTCTGCACCAGTGCGGTGCCGTAGTGCAATTTGATTACTGTTAGCCCATGGATGCAAGGCCAGCACAGTTTCTAAATCTGCAATCATTTGATTGTGGTCAGCTTGGAATTTAATTTGTTTAATGAATACGCTCATGTTATTATTTAATACCGATCAACATATAGCGAGTGAACTTCCACCCTGGGTACTCAAAAGGTAGTTTGCCTTTGTAGACCATTTGGCTCAGCTGATACTGATAACAAAATGTATCAAGATCGTCAACAATACCCACATGGTCGTCGTGTGGCATGTTGTTGCTCTGTAGCACAACACGAGTGCCTGTTGGTATATTCTCCCACCATTGAGTGTTATCAAAGTGTTCTGTTGATGTGTTGATGATCAAGTCTGCATCGGTAATCAGATTATTGCAATCGGCTGTGTTGGCTTTAAACTTCCAATCTTGCCATACCCAGTTTTCGTTTATCATGTCGGCAACAGGTTCACAGGCAGGGTCTTGATCGTAACTGCGTATCTTTTCAACTTCGAATCGGCCCCTGCTCAGTAACAAAAATGCAGTAACCGCAAGCCAGCCTCCGTATATAGCAGTCTCACGACTGGTCCACTCAGTGCGTTCCAGCTCTTCACACAGCCATATCTTGCTGCCAATTTGTCCGCTACTAAAAGCGTCTTGGTGAATGTTAAAATGTTTGGTCATGATTTTTCGCAAAGAGTATAAAAATCTTTCATTTTAGGAAATGTTTCTAAAAAGTTAGTGCCACGTCGACGATCGTGCTCGTCAACAAATACTTTAAAATCTCTACGAAACATATCCAGTTGTGGCATTGGATCGGTTAACCTAGATTCAAAGTACTCTAGAATTCTTTCAATTTTATGTAGTTCCCAGTCGCCAAATGTATTGTTACGGTGCAGTATTTTAACATAATTTAATTGTTGTTGTATGTAGATTAAATAATCAGCTGGTAGGATATCAATTGACATCATTTTTGGATTTGCCATATACACTGTGTCGACTATCACCCTGTTATTAAACGTTTTCTTTAACTGCACCATGTCTATTAGGAAATTAACATAGGATGTTACACTCATTGCATTGTAGGTACTCATTAAACTTACTCTTGCATCCGGCACCTGTGTTAAAAACAACTTGCAATTATCTAACCATTCATTGTAGTCCATCCCGTTACGTATATATTCTGCGTGTGCGCCATGTGCTTCGCAACTGGTGTACAGCACAAATGATTTTATTGCTTTTGCTTCTAGCATGATTTTTACTTTTTCAGTGAAACGTTGTATGAGCACAGGCGGTACACACATATTACTGTTGACAGCTAGGTCTAGATCTGGCCGTGGGTTTGCAATTATCCAATCAAATACTTTAAACGTATGGGGACTCAATAATGGTTCACCACCGGTGATTCGAATTTTTTTAAGGTGAGGGTAAGAGTCCGGCCACCATTGCCAGAATGCATCTATGTATGGATTGGGATCACGGTCCGGAATAGGCATTTTTCCGCTACGAGAAATTTGCTGTAGCGTGATCAACGGAAATTCAGTTGGATATGACCCATGTTCTTTTAGCTCTTTCATCCAGCTACTGCTCACATCCGCACTGCAATAGCTACATTTAAAATTACAAGTGGTGCTAAAACTAACTTCCATATCGGTGGGGTAAGGATTTGCATTCCACCCAGCAGATACCAAGTCTTCAAGTTCTGCCATTGGGTACCCTGCACTTTTAAGCACACGATCAGAAAACACATCCTTACTGTTCACTGTGTCTTCGATGTTCCAGCAGTAACGACATTCTCTTGGTCTACGCTTCTCTAGCATTTCTCTACGCTGATATTTCTTGTGACGAGAATTGTGCAAAGATCCTGGATTTTCCAGTTCGTCGAGTTGAGTCTGGTGGGTAGCAGGATGATGGCAACTGTGATTGTGACCATTTTCTAGATGTAGAGTAACCTGATGCCATTTGGCCATGCACATGCCTGGCCCCACTGCGTCAAGTTTTTCTTTTACTGATCGATAAAAAGTTAGTGCGTGTTCAGTCGTCATTGTTGAATTGTTCTTTAAGAAAGTCGTAGTCGTTTATTAACTGCATACGGTCAGTGCCAGCATTTTCAAGACCAAATTTTTGTCCAGCCTGGGCGCCTGCGATTGCCCATTCTCCAAATGCGGCGCCTGCGCCGCGAGCTAACCATGCTTGTAATCGCTGTTCAGTTTCGTTATCCACCTGCCCAGTAATAGACCTGGATGCTAACTTAGCACATTCTCTAAAGCCACTCCTCCAGGCATCATACTTGGAGGTATTGAATTTTGTGACACAACTGATTTCTGGCATTACCTTTATGTATTTTGCTATGGTTGTGGTCATGTCTACGATGATATCATGAGCAGTAGAAAACATTTGTTTTGCAAACAGTTTTACTCCTCCGTAACCGTACACACATAGGTTTACAGGATTAAGACTATGCCAGACATATACTGTTTCAGAATTGACTTGATCTGCATTAACTGAAAACATAAATGAATCCAGAACACACGCATCAGCATCAACTACAAAAAATAAATCAGTGGTGCTCAATTCAGACGCGGCCTTGTGAGCATTGTATATACCCTGTATATTGTCTATACGTTTTGCAGCTGGGTATACTTTTAATAGTTGCTGCCAGTTTTCTTCTGCATTGGATTCTCCATTGGCAATGAATACCACATCAGTGTCTAACACTAATGGTAAAGCAGTTACATAGCCCATTGGTTCTCTAGCATTTCGAGGCAGATTATTGTAATTTAATTTAAAAAATCTACTACTGTTTTTGTCAATGCACGAAACATCAAATCCTAGTTTTGAATTAATTTCTTGTCCAATGCGAATTGATTCTTCACTGATATCTTTCTTTTGTTCTTTGTGATATAGCGATGTTAGATAGTCGAAATCACGCACCTGCCGGTAATCCCAGTCTGTCAGCATGGTCATGTGTGTGCCAAGGCGGGCACCATATATTGCCCAGTCTCCGTGGATAACATCAGTACCAATATTCATCCAGATTGACAAACGTTGACGATTCCAGGCCCACAAATTGCCTAGATTATTAAACACTGCTAACGTTGGCTTGACTCCGTTTTTTAAGCACATTTTAACACCTTCGCGGAATCCAGCACGAAATGCTTGTAATGCACTGGCATTGTTATGCGATATTGAATAACATTCTGACAGGTGTTGATAATTACTATTCCAACAAAAATCAACCTGGTTGGTATCGTCTTCTGCTGCTTCGTGTGTTTTCATGTTCCACACATGCTCTCTTGTCCAGCATTTTAGACCGCCATTTCCGTACACCAGCCCATTGATATGATTTCTTCCAGCCCAGCTTAGTTGAGTTTGGTCTCCGTTGGTCCAACGATCCAGATCAACTTGATGATCAAAAAACACAGGATCAACTATGTTGTCCCCATCCACGGTGATAAACCTTTCGGTGTTGCTCAGATCAGCACAGGCCTTGTGGGCGGCGTCTGACCCTTTGACCCCATGCACACGCAACGCCCATGGGGCCTTGGTCAGCAAATCAGCGTAGTTTTTTTCTGCGTTAGGCTCATCGTAGCTGAGAAAAATACAATCAAGGTCGGCTAATTTAATCAAATTGCTCATGTACGTAGTTTCCTAAGGGTATTGGTGAAAAAAACCTTATGTCGTCGTCGCCTTGATAGATGTGTATCAAGGGGTCAGTTGACAGTGTATTGCCAGGAATTCTTAATTCCCAGATTGGGTAATGCGGATCGTTGGTTTTACATGCCATTAGTATAACAGATTGCTGTAAAACATCTAGATCAATTATTGATCTAGGTGTAGCCACGATGTGTATGTTTTTGGTTTTTTTATACTGCTTGATATAGACATCAACGTCACCGGATGCCACTGTAGGTACACTATACCTCTGCACATAAGAAGTTACAGTTGATTTAATTTTTATATCATTAAATTTTTTCTCTAGTCGGCCTTGATGTAGCTCAGCATTGTCAATTACTACTAAAAATCTATGTCCGTGAAATTGATTAGCTATGAGTAAATTTTCGTCAGACTCGCTTAATTCAATAAATGGATTTGTCGCTGATCGATCTACACTAGGTGCCATTTGTGTAATTTCTCGTGTGTCTTTGTTGTAGTAGATATATTTCATTTGAATATTTCCATGACATGAGTATTAGCAAAATCTTTACTCACATAGTGTAACACACCTTGTTGTATATAGTCGCCAAATTTTAAATTTTTTCCATGTATGAAGTAAGGAAGATATTTCTGCCAATCTTCGGGATATTGTTTCCAGCCCTGGCATCCACTTTTCATGTGCGTAAAGGTAGGATAATCTCTGGCGGAAGTTACTTCTGATTCGCAATCCAGTATTTTAACAGCAATGGCCATGGCAACATCAATGCTAGGATATTCCTGCCGATGATGGAAAGAATACAATTCAGACCAGGTGTCCCAGTTGTTGATGATGCTGGTCAGCAGTTGAAAAAAAGTTTCTGCTAGATCTGATTTTTTAAAATATGTAAATGCAGAGTAAACATCTGGCAGCTGGTTTGCTCTAAATGTTTTTCTATAAGGACTGTTGGTGACCCATTCATTTCTGTAGGTTTTAACACGATTGGTTAACAGTAAATCGTAACGATTCATATCAACCCACCATGAACTAATATCAGTTAAAAACAACATGTCTGCATCTAGTATAACAGTTTCATCATAGGGAGACAGATCATAAAACTGGCAACGATTGTGTATCTTCCACACAGCATCACCAGACATGTCGGTTGGCAGCTCAATGAACTTGTCCACGGCAGAATGTTTGGTTACATCGCAGTCAACAATGATGCTGATGTTGTTCACAGCGGATTGTGTTTGCTTGATGCTCTTAGCCAGTGCTATAGCCATGTCTAGATAGTTGCCCTGAGCCATAACTAGGTAACCTTTAGTCATTGTTTAGTTCCTTTGTTGCCAGTGGCACAAGATCAAATTTATTCATGACATGGATATCGTGATTATGTACCCGACGGATGCCAAACAGTTCATTGTATAGTGTTATTGATCGATTGGTCATAGTATGTATATTCACTTCATCAGTTACGTGTACCAAGGTCCATGGAAGTGTTGAGCACCATGCGGCATTTTGTGTTCCACCAAGTTCGTGTAGTGCAATGCTCCAGATATGGTCGTTGCGCAGTAGTTTAAATATTCCATAGATATTTCTCAACCAGTTGTAATTGCCGCGAACCCATTTGCAGGTTTCAAAGAACACACGAGATTCCTCTGTCTTGCGAAAATAAAATTGTGTAGCCCAGTAGAAGTTAATCCCTGGGTCGCTTAGTCGCAAGAATTCTGATCTTGTGGTGTGTACATCAAATGCATCCACTGATTTTTCGCACACCATGAGATCATCACGGCTGTTCCATACCCGGTTCATCACAGCGGACTGTATCACAATGTCAGTGTCCATCACCATGGTTTCATCATAGGGCGTGAGTTCCCATGCATTGCATCGATCATAGTTATGGAAGGAAAGTTGTCTGTCTCTGTATCTTTTAGACTGCGCATAGCTGATTTCTGAACTGATGATCTGGTCAAAATATTTTACCAGGCCTTTTTGCTCAAGACTTTCTATTGTTTGTCTGTCAGCTACTAGACTCACCGGCTTGTCCAACCACTGCGATATCCTTTTGGCAGTCCATGCTGCCAGGACGCCGTAGTCAATTTCTTCGTTGTTGTGAGCAAACAGTAAAAAGCCTTGACTCATAGTTTAATCATGGCCTTTACTGATCTTTGTCTGCGTAGCTCAGTGTATTCTGTACCAAATTGTTCAGCTGCCAGATTATACGCAGCAACAGCCTGTGCGATAAAGTCCGTGACATCAAGTATCTGCACAGGTGTTTGATTGCGATCCAGCACCCAGATCGTGTTGCTGGATTGATTTCGTAGCTGTAGTCCTGCCAGGAATTCTGGAGTGATATCAAATTGCCCACCGTTGTGGGCCAGCACACATGCATCCTGGAATGTTACTTCCAGCAGTTCTCTTTGTTGTTTGAATTGAGTGCGGAGATCCGCCCATTCTAGAATAGTATCAAGTTGTTCAGCCATATAGCCTCCTATACGTAATTATCTTAGTAAGGCTGGCTAGAAAATCTTTTAGTGAAATTTATTGGGCGGCTATGAGAGAATCTCGACGATCTCGCACGAGAGCATCAAGAGTTTTGAATGCAGCAAGATCCTGGCTGGTTAGATTTGCTATTTGTTGTTCTAGCTCTTCTTGAGTAAAATACAGCCAAAGACACTGCACAGGATCCAGCGGCAACCCAAATTCATGTGCAGGACGTAGTCTCGCAAAAGTGTCTACTACTTGTTGTTGTGTGAGCATTATACTGTTCCTTTGTCTTCGAATTTGTCGTAGCCGGTACCTGTTATGTAGGAAGTCGAAGGTGCGAGCATTCGTGTTCCGTCTTGCGTGGTTAGACTCGCACCAGCAAAGAAGGACACCTTAAGGTCTTCTGTGGGGACAGTGGTACTGGTTTGACCAAATGTATCAAGTAGTCCTAGCCAGTATACAAAGCCATCCACCTCGGGATTCCTGTAGAGACCGTATCTTGTAGAACCAGCAACACTATATGCGTCTCTACTTGCGTACAGGGGATAAATTACGCCTTGACCTATTGCTATCTGCGTACCAGTTAAACCATATTCTGCTTGAAGCTCAGTGAACCCGTAGGTGACATGTGCAGGTATTGCCAGGGTCAGCACAGTTTCAGCCTGGTTGGTCTGAGTCAGGGTCACAGTGGCAGTGCCAGCAGAATGCGGATTGGCTATCCTGATCTGAACATTTTGGTAGACGCCCAAGGTACCTGATGAGGCATTGCCATATGCGGTTGCGGTGTATGGACCAGTTGCAACATAGTTCAATCCACCGTATCCTGTGTTATTTTGAAGTGTGGCTCCTCGCTGTCCTGTTGTAGAAGCAGCATTTAGAATATCTAGAGAAGTCACTAACAGCGTAGTCCAGGTAGCATTGATCAAACTTTGTGTGGTGGCACTTCTGACTGTGCCTGTTGCGGCAAACGTCACTGTGAATGTAAAGGTGCCCGGGCCCGATAAGAACACACCACTGGCGCCGGCGGTGCCAGCTGCACTGAGTGTAAATGTATTGGTGGCCAATCCGGTGTAGTTGCTGCCGTCAGGTTTGACACCAGTCCATGAATATGTGGCCTGAGTGTTTGGCGTTCCGGTCACAGTATAGGTCAGTACCGAGCCAATGGTAAATGTTGCTCCAATTCCACTTATGCTTTCGACGACCCCTGCGCCAGCCTGGCTGGTGTCATTGATAGTGACCGAGGCACTGGTGCCAATTACTGAGCCACCTGCGCTGCCTGTACGAACAGATGCTGTGAATGTTTCGGCGCCTTCTGTTGTTGAGTCCGAACTAGGAGTCACCGAGAATGATCCACTGTTACTGGTTATCGTGAACGATCCAGAGCCTGCGACAAAATCTCCACTGTTGGTCACAGTGAAGTAGTATGTGCCATTGGGAGTGTTTGTACCAGCCACATAGAATGTTATATTATTACCTTCATTCACATTTGTAGCACCGCGAGTGACAACGGCCGAAGCTCCTGGCACGGGCACGCCGACATTACCGCCGAATCCACTACCTATAGGAGCGACCTGAGTATCGGTACGCACCACAGAGAAGGCACTTGCAACCACAGTGGATGGAGTGGGAGATACGATAGCATCAAATGATTTGTAGTAGTTCACCGCGCTGGTAATATCAAGAGTAACCACTTCGTCATACACATCACCTGAGCCAGCAACTCCGCGCTCCCCTTCAATAGCAGAAGCATCATCAAATAACGCTGTTATTTTAATAGTAGTGGTGCTGGTACGATGTCCCCATGCTTTGAAATAGTTTTGTCCGTAGCTAGAACCATAGGTTTCGCTTCGTATAACCACGTTGGCTGTACCACTACGATAGTCACCAGCGTCATAAGTGGAATTGTCTGCATCGGCGAGTATACTCTGCCAGTCCTGATCTTTTGATCTGGAATTGGGAGCAGTGCCAGATGCCGCAAGATTTTCACTGTCGAGCTCCAGCACCAAATATCCGCCTGCATTGAAAAAATTTCGAGCATCGTCTGCAGAGGCAAAGGTAACAATTGTTTCTTGTGCAATGGCACCGTTCCATGACGATGTGTAAGTTCGAGTTGCACCAGTTATTATTCTTGTGAGCTGGTTTGCTGCCGCAGTATCTTTGTTGGTAACAGCAGCATCAATCGTGGTTTTAAACAAATTAACGTCAGCAATACCAATTTCTCCTTCACCTGAGGTTAATTTTGTTGTAACTGTTGCAAATGACGTAACAAGATTATTATATGCAGTGCCAGTGCCAAGTTGGTGTTTGCGAGCAATCAAAGCATCATTTTTTAAACGTGTCCACGACAGGCCAAAAATCGTGTCATCTTGAATAACACCGCTACTTTCCATTGGCGTGGCAGCACCATAGCCCGATGTACCGGACCCTACTCCAATAATGGGTATTAGGAGATTACGTAATGTATTGTAGTCGTTGGCAAAAACTGTATCGCCTGAAACTTTTGGAAATGCACCTGATCCGGCCATGTTTTAATCCTGAATTGATCATGTATTTAGTCGGGCACCAATCGGCACCTGCCCAGAAATACTATGCTATTATTTATCAGGAAATTGAATTAGGACTGTGGTGCGTAGATGCTGGTTTTGAGCCATTTGTGGTAGAGCTCAAATCCACGGGTGATATCCACAGTGGGCTCGTAGCCAAAGTCTTCACGAGCTCGATTGATCTTTAAACTGGCCCTGCTGGGATATTCTGCATCTCGGCTTTCAACTTCAACAGTGCCTGCACCTACTGTTTGGATAGCTAATTCGGCTGCTTGCAACAGGGTGTGACTTGCTGACCGTGTGATATTATAGGTCCTGGAGGCCGTTTTATCGCTTAAAGCAGCGCCTATTATGCCTGTTACAGCGTCATCTACATAGGTAAAATCTAGCATTTCGTGTTCGCCCTTGACTCGCAGTGTCTTACCCTGCATCGCGGCAATTAAAAACTTGCTGACCACACGGTCCTCGATATCACGTGGACCATACACAGCACTTGGACGGATTATGGTGTACTCCATGCCTGTGCGGCGAGCATAATCTTTTACCAGCCATTCTCCTGCTAACTTCATGATTCCGTACTGTCCAATTGGGTTGCACGGATCGTCTTCCCCAATGTCCTCAGTAAAATCACCGTAGACCATGCTGGAGCTGATGTATATAAAACGGCGCACACCGTGTGCTTTGGCAGCTTCTAGTAACTGCATCAGCCCAACCATCATTACTTCTGCACCCCAAGCAGGGTTCGCACTCACAACTTTTTGCCTTGGAAAACTTGCCATGTGTATGACTATTTCTGGTTTGTAATGGTTAACAATCCAGTCTACGCTGTGACTTTTGGCACCTAGATCAATACGATGTACAGGTGCTGTATACAGTTCTTTACGTTCTGC